GCTCCGCTTGCGCCAGTGGCTCCTGTTGCGCCGCTTGCGCCGGTAGCTCCTGTTGCGCCTGAAACTCCGCTTGCGCCTGTAGGTCCTGTTGCGCCGGTGGCTCCTGTTGCGCCGATTGTGCCAGTGGCTCCTGTGTTACCGGATGATCCGGTATATCCAGTTGCACCTGTTGCGCCGGTAGGTCCTGTTGCTCCTGCGGGCCCTGCACTTCCAACACTTCCAATAAACCCAGTAGCTGTGCTAGCCGATCCTGTATATCCCACACTGCCAACAAATCCGGTAATACCAGTGGAACCCACTGATCCAATATATCCAGCAGATCCAGTATATCCGGTAGCGGTACTGGCCGATCCAGTATATCCAGGAGCGGTACTGGCCGATCCAGTATATCCCACGCTGCCAATAAATCCAACGCTTCCGAGATATCCCAAGGAACCGGCGTATCCAGAGGCAGTACTGGCCGATCCAGTATATCCCACGCTGCCAATAAATCCAGCAGATCCGGTATATCCGGTGGCTGTGCTGGCCGAACCGGTATATCCTTTTGATCCTGAATAGCCAGGAGTGGTACTTATTGGTCCTTGTGATCCAATATAACCAGCCGATCCTGCATATCCTACCGATCCGGTATATCCGGTAGCCGTGCTGGCTGATCCTACATAACCGGACGATCCTGCATATCCTACCGATCCAATAAATCCGCTAGCTGTGCTAGCCGATCCTGTGTATCCGGCACTGCCAATATATCCAGCAGACCCGGTATATCCGGTAGCGGTACTGGCCGATCCTGTGTATCCGGCACTGCCAATATATCCAGCAGACCCGGTATATCCGGTAGCGGTACTGGCCGATCCTGTGTATCCGGCACTGCCGATAAATCCAACCGATCCAACAAATCCATTAGTTCCGGTTGATCCAGCAGATCCAGTATATCCTGCACTTCCTGCATATCCAACCGATCCAATATACCCCGAGGCAGTGCTGGCCGAACCGGTATATCCCACGCTGCCAATAAATCCAACAGATCCAATATATCCTGCACTGCCAATAAATCCAACCGATCCAATAAATCCATTAGTTCCGATTGATCCAGCAGATCCAGTAAAACCCACTGATCCGTTAAATCCTGGCACACTACTGGCTGATCCGGTGTATCCTCCTGCACTTCCGGTATATCCAACGGATCCTGCATATCCGGACGCAGTACTGGCCGATCCTGTGTACCCGCCACCGCTGCCGATATATCCAACTGAACCAATATATCCAGCCACGGTGCTTGCTGATCCAGTATATCCTGCAGAACCAACAAATCCTGTTGAACCAAGATAACCAACTGATCCTGCATATCCAGACGCAGTACTAGCTGAACCTGTGTATCCTGCTGATCCTATAAATCCTAATGAGCCTGTATATCCAAACGATCCAACCGATCCAATAAATCCATTAGTTCCGATTGATCCAGCAGATCCAGTATAACCCACTGATCCGCTAAATCCTGGCACACTACTGGCTGATCCGGTGTATCCCCCTGCACTTCCGGTATATCCAACGGAGCCTGCATACCCAGACGCAGTACTGGCCGATCCTGTGTACCCTATTGAACCGGTAAATCCAATAGATCCGCTGTATCCTGTGGCGGTGCTGGCTGATCCGGTATAACCTATAGAACCAACGTAACCAATTGATCCTGCATATCCAGTAGTACCGGTAGTTCCTTGTGACCCAATGTATCCAATTGATCCTGTATATCCAATCGATCCTGTATATCCTGATGCAGTGCTGGCAGATCCGGTGTATCCGGCACTGCCTGTGAATCCAACGGAGCCGGTATAACCAATGCTGCCTGAATAGCCAACGGATCCTGCATATCCAATACTGCCTGTGAATCCAACGGAGCCGGTATAACCGATGCTGCCTGCATAGCCAACGGATCCTGCATATCCAATACTGCCTGTGAATCCAAAGGATCCATTGTAGCCAATATTACCAGTCGATCCAACAAACCCTGCTGATCCTATATATCCAATAGATCCCACAAATCCTGTGGTACCCGTGGAACCAACATAACCAACTGATCCAAAATATCCAACCGATCCGATATATCCCGTTGATCCGGTATATCCAGTGGATCCGGTATAGCCAATGCTACCACTATATCCAATACTACCCACAAATCCAGTAGTGCCCGTAGATCCCACTGATCCGATATATCCGTAGCTTCCGATATATCCGATTGATCCTGTATATCCTGATGCAGTGCTAGCAGATCCAGTGTACCCGTATGACCCCACAAAGCCAATGCTTCCCAAAAATCCAGTGGTTCCAACGGATCCGGTGTAGCCAACGGATCCGGTATAGCCAACGGATCCTACATATCCAATATTGCCTGCCGAACCAAGATATCCAACGGCTCCTATTGAACCTATGTATCCAGCTGAACCGGTATAGCCAATACTGCCAACATAACCGATTGATCCTGCAAATCCAGTGGTACCAGTGGAACCGCCAGACCCAGTATATCCTGTTGATCCAGTGTAACCACGACTTCCTGTGTATCCATTTGGCGGGCCTTGGCTACCCACATACCCACTTGCGGTGCTGGCCGATCCAGTATAACCAAATACTGCAACGTCGGTGCTAAAAAAAGGACCTGTAATATCTACCCACCAGGTGCCGTCATCGTCAGTAACATATTCGTACAATGCGCCGTTGGTGTTATTGTACCAATGATCTCCATTTTGGAATACAGTAGTAGGAGGATTTGACTTGTAATAGCCAGGCAATGATCCTTCGTAATAATTTGGAATTCTGTAGCTGGGTCTGCCACCTATGTTAATAAACGAACTTACTGTGTTTGTAAATGTCATGGATCCAGTAATTGATACCAAATTGGTTATCAAACTGATTGTGCCCGATGATGTGCTCACAATAAGTGTAATTGTGTTTAATGATGAAATATTTGGAGTTATGACGCCGGTATTAAAGGCCAAATTGCCTAGACTGTTTGTGAATATTGTTCCAGTAGCAGATGATACCAGTGTATAACCAGTACTGGTTGTGGGACTCAATCCTAAATTGGGCTGTGCATTGCTTAGGTCCAAAAATTGATTTCTTGTTGGACTTAATCGACTGGCAGGTGTGACCAATATACGGCCACTGGTTAAATTAGGCATTAGCGGTCTCCAATACGCTAAGTGTTATATTACAGGTTCCTGGACTATCTGCATAACATACCACACTATCCAATTGCTCGACGATCATTTTACCATTAACTGCGTTTGCGGCATCATTGGGTGGAACCAGAAATGCATCAAGCATTATGGTAGTTACTCCTGCCGGCTGAGCATTATGCCCGCTGGCGTCTGCAAATATAGGAAAGTTCCTTTGATGCGCAAACGTTACTGCATGAGCGTTCACTAGATCCAAATTGGCAATCTGTGTCATCAATACGATACTGGTTACTCCGATAGGAGCAGTATAAACCGTAGCAGTGGTGTTGGTTGTTAACACCGCGGTTATTGTTCTAAATGTGTTTAACGGTAACGATGCCATGTTGTTTTCCTTTTATCTTCCTTCAATCGCTAATATAAACGGTGTCAAATTAGCAAACAAGCTCTTAGTAAATGTTCTTCCACTCAATACACCGGTGGCCTGGCTAATTACCAATCCCGGTCCAATCCTAAAATCACCATTTTGATCTGTTGATGTAAAGAATATCTTACCATTATTTACTTGAACTACTTCCTGTCCCTGTATAGGATCTGCCACTCCTCTCTGGGGCAATGCACTGTATGTCACGCCAGCACCCACGTATTCAAATGTATAGCCCGAAGCACTCATATAACTTCTTTGATAGAAGTTAACAGTGGCACCGTCTGGAAACAGCAGTGGATTGGATACTGTTTCTTCAATTCGCACAATATGATGTGTTCCTGCTCGATACCAATAACTCAATCCGCTGTAAACGCTGTAGTAGTTGGTACCGTAAGTGAGATCATAGATCAACTGTTGTAAGATTAGAGCCACGTCGCGCCGACATTTATATTCTTTGAAGGGCAAGGTTGGGTATGTTTGTTTAATATAAACTATAACACTGTCAACATAGCTTTGTATATTGTTGGAAATTACGATAATAGCTGCTCCTGCTCCGGCCGGCGGAATAGTAGCCGGAACGGTGCTGGGCTTGACTATGTTGATTGTGTTGGTAACTGTTGATCCTGACACCTTTGTGGTGTAGGTCACTATATTTCCGCTGGCGTTAACAATTGGTAAAGTCGTAGACGATGTTAAACTGGTGATATAGTTTATGGATGTATTAATAAAATTGATAGGTCCTAAGATATTTGCATTGGTTAAAGTGTTAGCTATCAATGTATTGAGATATCGCAAACTGGCCACTTCCGGACCTATTTGATCTACTTGTACACTTGCTGTGCTAAGAATACTGGTCCCCAATGTGTGTCCAAAGCTGTCATTGATTGTGCTGGAATCCACGGTATAATATGCATTACCGCAGAAATAAACATTGAAATAGTTGTTGTTGGTAAACAAGTTTGAGTTGGTAGGATCTTGTCCGCCGTTGCCCAATCCTTGATTCAATGTTATTGATTGATAGCCAATGGCAACTATAGTGGTGCCTGGGAATGTGTAAGGCACAAAAATATTATTAGTAGATGTTGTTCCTGTATTTCCATATTGATCGCGTATGTATACAGTATTGCCAACTGCTGCACCGGTAGTGTCAATGCCTTTTATTGTGATGCTGCCCGTGGTCAAAACGCCCACACTGGGTGAACCGGTTAGGAATCCAGGATAGCCTGCAGAATTAATATAGGTGGTAACAGTGTTTAAATATCCATTAAAATAATTCACAGGAGGAACAATTTCCATTAACAGACCAATATGCGGTCTATAGCTAGTATCCGGCAAGTATACTTCAAGTGTGCCATTTTGTGGATAATAGCCTAGCGGGAAGTATTGTCCTATAGAGGTTGCAGTTGATTGTGAATAGCTGTATATGTAAGTGGGATAAGGCGGATTGTAAATGGTTCCGCTGAATTCTAATGGTCCATGCCCGTTTGATAGCAAGCAAATATCGCCAAAGTTGCTGTTGCTGTTTACAATACTTGCGATACCACCGTTGTCCACTTGCACGCCCACACTGCAGAAAATGGTGAATACAGATACCAGCTGAGCATAGCCGTTGTTGGTCACATGTATACCAACACCGCCTTGATTGATCTGCGTGAACGCATCATACACAAATGATTGTATTGGCGAAATATCACTAACTACAGATCCATCAACGAGACTGCCGCCCATGGCGCCTATAACATCAACTTTTCTGCTGTTCCATGTGCTGGAACTGCCTGTATACTGAAGGCTCAGTGCTTCGACTTGACTGTTAGTGGCTGGGAATACTGCAGGGTTTCCAAAATACAGTGTGCCATTTTGCGCATCGCCAATAGTGGGTGTTGATAATTTAATGGTATACACATTGTTTGAGTTGGTAAAGCTCAGTACCGTTGTACTATTTCTCACATCATCCGAGCTGATTCCTGTTGTGGCAAACAGACCGGATCCGGTAAATGCAGGAGGAGCAGCATTTGGTCCATTTTGTATCACATTGGTTATGATATGGAAATTTCTGTTGATAGCAGTGGCAGCATATTGACCGCCAATTAGATTGTAGTTGAAATATTGTGTAGCTGTTGATGTTATCGTGCTCAAATATCTTGTTACTGTTGAGTTATCAAACGTAGAGCTCACAATGGGTGTATTGCTGATAACATTTAGGCATATGGCGTTCAAGTAGTTTATAGAATCCACACATATTGGAGCTTCTATGGATCCAAGAACCGGTGTAACTCCCATAAATGCAGGTTCGATCACTTGCGGATACACTACTTGATAACTTGGAACTAGCGGTTGATTCTGAATAACAGATGCCATGATATATTTCAAATGATCATAGGCTGCTGCCACTTGAGGTATTTCATTTCCTGCCGCAGTAACCAGTGCCGATGATGTGTTACTGAATGTATAATAGTACACTCCAGTTTGAATGGTTTGACGATTGCCCCCATGCAGTAGATCAAAACTTAAGGCATCAATCATGTTGCCCACATCTCTAGTTAGAGTAGCAGTATTAATACCCAAAGTGTTATACTTGTTGGTAATAGTTGTAACCGTTTGTGTTTGTAGCACACTTCTGTTGGCCTGTATCAATTCGTATGCCATCACAGTATTGGTGTTGAGTGATGGAAGTCCATTGGGCACAATTAAGTTAGTTACATTGGCAGTTCCCGAAGTGAGAATATTGGTCAGCGTATTGACATTTGCAGTGATTGTGGCTGTGGATGATAGATAGTATGTTATTATTTGATTGATATAAATGCCCAGCGTCTGGACAGTGTCTACCGTGGCGGTCAATAGACTTTGAGTACCGGTGGTTAAACCGGCCTGATTCCAATATTGTAAACCAGCAAATGTGCTTTGAGTATTGCCGTTATAGAGCAAATCCATGGCCACGCTGTCCACAATGATTCCTGTATCTCTCACACACGTGACCTTGTCATAATAAAAAGGCTGTGCAAAATAATAATTGATGTACGCGATTAATTCATTTTGTATGAATGCTCGATTAGCTGTCAATAAATTATAGGCATTGATAGTGGACTGAGTTGTGGTTGATGCTAGAAGAATAGGCTTCTTGGCATAGGGAATATTGGGTCCAGTATTGATGATGCTGTTGATAATGTCAATGTCATTGGCGATAAATGCCACATCGGCGCTGGTTCCTGTATTGGTACTGGTAATAGGACTAACAGCATTTCCAGGCGAAGGAGTTACAGTTTGACCCAGGATCAACTGGCTGGACACTTGTTTGATCCTGTTGTAGGCCGCTGTGATCTGTGCCAGCTCGTATGTGATTACACTGCTGTTGGGATTGTAATTGTAGTAATAGACACCAGATTGTATGCTCTGTCTATTTCCACCATGTAACAAATCAAATGCCACGCTGGTCACTATATAACCAACATCTCTCGCGCATTTAACCTGATCATATTGAAATCCGGTAGCAAACTGATTGTTGATATAGGCAACTGTTTCAGCCTGTATAAATGTTCTATTGGCCGCTAGCAATTGCGCAGCATATACTGTGGTTGCTGTGGTGGTTGCTGTGATCGCGATAGAATTAGGAGCTAGAGCCGCCGATGTTCCTGAGTTGATAATATTGACAATTAAACTGATTTCTTTATTGACATTAAAAACATCAGCCGTTGTCCCAGTGTTGGCACTGAGCACTTGTGTGACCGTTGTTTGATACTGTGTGGGTATTCTTTGTCCTGTTATGATGAAATTTGCAAGACTGTTTATAAAATTATATGCCGCAGTGGTTTGTGGAATTTCATTTGGAATAGCAGTTGATGTATTTGTGGAAGTAAATGCGTAGTAATAGACACCAGTTTGAATGGCCTGTCTATTTCCTCCATACAACAAATCAAACGCCACACTGTCTACCATTGATCCCATTGTTTGATAAAATTTATTCACATTATAAGAATAGCCATACGGGCTGGTAGCTGTGATATAAGCTATCGCTTCTGTTTGCAGATAATTTCTATTGGCTTCTAATAACCAATAGGCAGTTTTCACATTGGTATTGGTACTGGCCGATATGCCATTGGGCACAATCAAATCTGTTACGCCGGCGGTGCCTGAATTTATTATGCCAACAATCAAATTGAAATCATTATAAATGGTTTGTGCTTCTGCGATCGTGGCGGTTGTGCTTGAAGTGATTTGTTGCACAGCAGTTTGATATCTTTTGCCCGTAACGGTATTGGTTACGATTTGGGTGGCCAAATTGTTTATGTAGTTGATGGTGTTGGTTGTGGTGGTTATTTCTTGCAGGAATGTGGGACTGGCATATCCATTTTGGCTCCAGTATTGCAATCCGGCAAAATTGCTTTGCGTATATCCATTGCCTGGGAAAAGCAAGTCCAACGATATAGAATCAACGATCAATCCTGTATCTCTATAACAAGTGGCCTGATTGTAAACAAATCCCGGATTGTTTTTATTCACATATGCTACCACTTCGGCAGCAATAAAATTTTGATTGGCCAATAAAATATTGTAGGAATTAATTAGACCAACATTGGTAGAAGACGAACCGTTTGGCACGATCTGATTGGTGATTCCTGTGACACCATTTGACAAAATATTGGTAATGGTGCTGAACAACAGTGCCACTGTTGTAGTGGCACTGGAAGCAAATGTGGATGTTGTACCAAACACCTGACTGGTAGCAGTCTGTAAAGATGTCACTGTGCTGTTGACAACTATTTTTTGTGCCAATTGACTGGCATATTTGATTGCGTTTGTAGTTGTTGTGATTTCTTGTGCGATAGCACCGGTATAGCCGTATTGACTCCAGTATTGTAGTCCAGCAAAAATGGCCTGACTGTTGTCTTGTTGCAATAAATCCAGCGCCAAACTGTCAACTATTAATCCAGTATCTCTATAGCAGGTGGAGGTGTTGTAATTGAATCCGTTGCCAAATGTGTTATCAATCCAGCCTGTGAGTTCGGCAGATATAAATGCGCGATTGGCTTCTAATAGATTGTAGGCATTAAACGCATTGGTATTGGTAGACAGTGCGTTGACCGCTATGGTACTGGGATACGAAGAAGATTTTGGGCCTTGTGTCACAATCTGCGTTATGAGATCAAGATTGGTGTCAATGGACTGCGCTTCTGCTGCCGTGGCCGGAGCTAGATTGGTTATTTGCGCAATCAATGTTTGATACAGTCCTGTGTTTTGCATGTTGTTAACTATGTTTACACATAGCTGCTGCATATAAGTCAAAGCCGATGTTGGTAGAAGTTGTAAACTATTATAGTTAAGATAGTATTGTATCGCTGCCTGAATGGTGTTGGCATTGCCGCCGGCGGCGGTATCTGCTGCTATAGCTGTAAGCACCGTTCCGATATATTGATAACTTAGAGCTTGCTGTACAGGAGTCAGTGTATATGTGGCTGTGAATAAACTTCTTATATAGGCACTGACTTCTGTTTGAACAAACTGTATATTTTCATTTAGAATAACTTGGGCATTGGTATAGCCCGGTCCAAGATTGGGCCCAACCACAGTGGCAGGAACAGCACTTGGACCTGTTGTATAGATATTTTTAAACAATGAGAAATTGTTTATCACAGCAGTTTGTGCTACGCCGCTGTCATCCTTGCTGCTTGTAAAATAACTTAGCGCCGCTTCAATGGTTTTGGTATTGCCGCCAACAATAATGTCTTGGCTGATGGCATCGATCAAAAATCCCGAATCTCGATAAGACTTTGCGAGATTGGTCACGAATGTGGGATAGGTGGCTGCAACATAATTGGCCACTTGTGTTTGCAAGAAATTTCTATTGTTATGCAATAGTAATTCTGCGCTAACCAATGGAGCTTCCGGTCCGCAACTGTTGAATGTTTGGGGCGCAACGCTGGTACCACTGTTAATTATGCTGATAATGATGTTGTAACCTGTAACAATTTCTTGACCAGCCAACGAACCATTGATTAATGCTGTATTAATGGTTTGTGACGTTGCTGTGCTAAACAAATTTGAGTTTAGAATCTGTTGATTTTGTATGATGGCTTGGCTGAGAGTATTGATGTAGTTAAGTGCTGCAATTGTTTGCAACTGTTGGCCTTGTATGAGACAAATATTGCCATTATAATAGGCCAATCCAGCTTCAACCGCTTTTTCATTGCCACCAAATGCAGCATCATAGGCCACATTTTGAACATTAAATCCCACATCTCTGGAAAATAGGGCCGGGGTATACACAAAATTTCTAAAACTGGTTGAGGTGTTAAGTTGCGGAATAGTAATTGTGGCACTGGTAGCAATTTGATAATTTACCCAAGCCACTGTTTGATCCTGTATGAATGAAAGATTTGACAACAACAAGGTTCGAGCATTTAAGAACCCGGCGTCTTGAGGTCCACTTATCACATTCAATCCATTTACTATGGTTCCTGTAGAAACAGTTACCACTATGGTAGTTGTATTTGATGCAAAGGTAGAGGTTCCTACAGCTTGTGGAACTTGTACTGTTTGATTGGGCACAAACATAGTTCCATCAACCAGCCATGGACCGCTTTGATTGGTGCAATTTTGTATGTATGGAGAATGGTAAACGTTTATCTTGGCACCATTCACTTGCGGAGGAAATGCTGTGGCGTATGCGCCTCTGTTTACTCCATTGGGATACACGCCAGGCAACAACCCGCTTCTTCCGTTGAGGAATTGCATCTGCGCAAGATAGCATCCGCTTTGAACGTGGAATAGATCTTGTGTTTTATTGATGGGCTCGATGCTGGTTGTTCTTAAATCGTCTCCTACGATTGCGGTGTTGGGCTGCAAAAGTATGGGATTGTTTTCTAGGTAATGTCCGCTATAAACCTTGATCATTGTGCCAGGAAGATAATAGGGACTGTTTACTGCACCGCTGATGGTGCGACAGGCTCTGCTGGGATCAGCTGCTCTACCATCGTTGGTGTCATTGCCGTCAACTGTGACATGCAGCACATTGGTGATTACCGGAGCAGTGCCTATAGGATTTTTTCCTTGCACTCTTAATTCGGCGTTGATCTCAAGTAAATTACTGCCCGGATTTATCGTGATAGTTCCGGTGCTGCTGATTTGATTGGTAATTATATTTGATATATAGCCATCTAACCAGGATTTAGAAGCACTGCCAAGATTGTATTGTTGATCAACGGCAGGAATGATATCGGAGGTTATTTCTGAACCAAAAGTCACTGTGTCGGTGGCTGTGTTATTTCCTAAAATAATATTGCCATCGGCGGTGATATTTCCTGTAGCATGCAGATTGCCAGTTACCAGGGTATTGCCAACGAGATTTATCATGCCGTTGGCACTTGGTTGCAGCGTTATTGGACCCACAGAAGTTGCAATAGTTCCGGAGTTTATTATCAATTGGCCTAATTGTGATTGACCAGTTCCGGGGCCTGTATAAACAACTTTTAGATTGTTGGCGTTAATGGTGCCATTAACATCCAATTCATAGGCAGGATTAGTTTTCTTGATACCAATGAGTCCACTGGAAACATTCAAGTATAATAAATTTGTTTCAAATGCTAAGTCTACGCCGTCGCGTAGTAAATTTGGCGCTAGCAACGGACCTGAGATGCGACCAATGGCCATTAGGACTCCTCATACCACCGAGTTTCACGGGGAACCACATTACATTGCGGGTTTACCACAGTATGTTCCTGCTGGTAAAAGCCCCAACATCGATTGTATTTATTAAGGAATTCTTAAATGTTTCGGTTAGGACTCAAATCGATTGCCTAACGGTCCTGCTGGAAAATATCCATCAAACCCCAACAAAGAGAATACAGGTTTGGCAGGTACCGTTCCTGTAAACTGGATATAGGTGCCCGTATTTGGGTAGGATACTGTTATTACCGTGCTGGCCGGAATGGACGTTAGAGTTGGATTGCTGATTCCAAGTGCATATCCATTAAATTGATTGGTAAATGTAAACGAAACACTGGTAACAGTTGTGCCCGGCTGTATTCCAACTCCGCTAACGGGTCTCCAATATCCTGATTCTCCGGCGTCTATATTTGTTATCGTGTTAAGATAGATTGTGGTTACATTACTGGACGTGGAAACTGATAAAGATGCAGTAGAGGCAGATGGATTGGTTATTAGCGAGTAATTTGTGTTAGGCACTTGATAGACATTGTCAACAAAAACTAATACATTTTGTGGTTTACTGGTGCTGATATTGTAAGCCAATGGTCCAAACACAGTGTCATTATAATTGCCATATCCTAAATTTTGAGCAGTGATGGTGGCTTGTCTCACAGTCCTAATAATTTCCCATGGAGTAACACTTGCTCCTGAATTATAAATTGCGGGATTATAAACTTCAAACTCGTTTAATGTTGTGTTATATCGCACAGTGCCTGTGGTCAAAACTGCAGGAAGGGTCACACGTTGCGCAGTGTTTCCGGAAGGTAATTGCAAAGTGGCAGCACTGTTTGTGACAATCCTACCATCAGGATAGACTGAAAATTTATCGTCTACCGGATCTTTACTATATAATGATAATTTTTTAAGGTATCTCATGATGTCTGTACATAGCTAACCAGAGCAGTAACAACGCCAGAAACAAGAGAGGTAGCCCAAATCTGATCACCATTTTCTAAAATTATTTTTTCAGCATCAAAAACAAAAGTCTCAGTTGCCGGAAGTGGTAACGCATTGATAATTATTGTGCCGGTTCCAGGTGGAAGGCCTGCCGGTACAGCATAAACATTAACGCTAGTGCTGGTATTGGCCGAATTATTACAAAAAAACATCGTGGTTATCGCGTTTTGTGACCCGGATAGAAATACCGAGGTCAGTGTTGAATTTATTATAGTGGCTGTAATGGACATTGTTTATACCTTAAAATATTATACCATAGATAATGGCTTTTCTACGGCTGACTAATTCGTCTGATCTATTTGTATTTACAAAAAATAATCCCGTGCCCCCACCTGATGCGGGTTCTTTGTAATAAATCGCGGTTTGATTAGCCACTGCTGGAATAATTGTGGCAGTTGATTGCCTTTGTAATATTAAAGGAGAACTCACTAACACTGAACTGTTTGTTGGAGGTTGCAAAATGAGATTTGTAACTGTATTGCTAAAGGTACTAAGAGATATAACATTGTTGTTAACAGCTATACCTTGTATAATTGCGCTGTTACCCGACAATTGAAATACTATATTGGTAGCAGAGCCTAATGCAGCAGTAATTGAACTGATAGGTCCATAAAATTGATCATTAGAAGGAACCGATGGATCATTTATCTGGATAAAAGAGTTACCAACCTGCAGTTTTTTAGCAAAAGTTGTACCTGTATACAGCCTATTATCAACATATGCTTTGTTAGGAATATGATCAGGATCAATCACCTGTCTTTCATAATGGCTTGTGCCCTTTACGCTCAAAATTCCAAATTGATTTTCAGCTCCAAGAAAATTTATTTCTTGTAGAGTACTGTTTGATCTAATAGCGCTTACCGCTATTGCCGACCCTGTACTAGCCGCGGAAAATTGCCATACACCTCTGAAACTAGTTCCTGAGCTGTTTGTCCAGCCGTTGTTACCATTGTATCCGTCATTGTAATACATTGTTGCAGCATTTGTAAGATCGCTATTGCTTCCACGATCAATGGCAATACCACTAGTTCCTAAAGTGACATAGGGATTTATCTCGCCGGCATTCAATACTATGATGTTGTCATTAATTAAAGAATTAACACTTTCAATTTGACTTGTTTGACCAATCACATCCAAATTGCCCAAAATACGCACAGTTCCAGTCGTAGGACCGGTAACATCAAAAATGATATTTCCGTTATTGTTAGCGGCTATGCGGTAGTCGCCTGATACTCTTAAAACGTCAGTGGGCATTTAGATTTCCTTTAATGTATTTATTTTATTACCATACTCTTATGACGAAGTAGTTAATTCGAGGAGCTACATTGTGCGGCCACGAAGGATGACTTTGAAATCTTAAAGTTGCCCCAAAACTAGGGTCTGATATTATGGTCGGAGTGAGTGTGGTTCCCCAAAAAACTCCTTCCCCGCCGTAATTTTTTATGATACTGAGATCGTCGCTGGCTAGATTTTCTCCAAGCGGCTGTCCGAGATACTGTAATTGTATCACATCATCTGTGATCCTAGCGCCTCGATCAATGCCCAGCATGGCTTCTAGTCCTGATATAGTGGGCGGTAACGATGCTATGGCAAAGTTTGTTAGAGATAGATAGTAGGTTTTTTGTTTGACATCATTAACATATGTATTGGCAATATGGGCCAACGGTTTAACAGTAGAAACAAACGTATTGGTCTGATTCCGTAAATTGTAAAAATTACTGCCGTCATCTACCCATGCGATATGTTGTGCAACTTCGCAATATTGACTTACAGCGTTAGGATATAACCAATTGGTAGGCATACGACTATTTAACTAAAATAGAAAAAGGCTCCAAAGAGCCTTTTTCTCATTTTCCAAACAGAGATCTAATTAATAGGTTGTGATACCTACAATAGTTCCTGTTGCAGTTCCGGTAGTCCAGGCAGTTAAAACACCATTTCCTACCAAGAATCCAGACCCAGTTGAAGTGCTTTGATACACCAATGCTTTTCTAGAAGTTAATTTTTTGATCCAATAAGTGCTACCATTGAAATCTACAGCGGATAAATTCATCTGTCCTGCAGTCAAAAATGAAGTACCAGTTGCTGCTAGTACGCAACGACCAAATCCATCAGACGTTTGCACAAAATATGCGCGACTGGATATTTGTTGCAAAATATCTGCAGTCGATGCTGTTGTTCCGCCAGTAATGAACGCACTAGGCTTAAATGTTCCTGAAGGTCCGGCTGGAGGAGCAGTCATGTTAATCAAGAAAGTGGCTCCTGTTCCTGTTCCCACGTTTGCTAAACTGATACTGGGTGGAGATTCGTACCCAGAACCTGCTGTAACTACTGTAATTGTGGAAATTGTTCCAATAGCACTCACGGTTGCTGTGGCCACTGCCTGTACTCCTATAGGAGCAGGCACCTGCGGAGCTGATAATACAACTGTGACTCCAGTTGTTGTGGAATAGTTTGTACCAGAGGTTTTTACCGTGATACTGCTTACCCCTGCTACGATAGACGATGGTGGCGAATCTGTGCCTGTGCTGCTAAAAAAAAACTTTTTCTTGATCGGACGTCCCATTTTTTTCTCCTTGTTTATGGCAGTTTTATTGCCTACGCAGTGGGTGCATAAATCCCCAAAGATATTCCAGGGACAGTGTTATTTATATAAAATTCTTTATCTTCCATGTCCTTTAATCTTGCAACCCTTTTGAAAACTGGCATTGGAAGTGGGCGGGCATTGATTGGGATTGCGAATATTCTTGCGTGTGGCCCAGGCATATCCTGCTTGATGTCCTGAGCAGTCTTTGGTGCATTTGGAACCTTTAAAGTCTAATTCTGTTATGATTTCATGTATACGCATCGGGTATTTATTTTATTCTCTCAACAAAAAGCCCGCACTGGGCGGGCTTTCTGTGTAATCAACAAATAAGTAAAACTTACTTGTAGCTTACTGTAGCGCTGTTGATCGCCACTTTGGACAAGTAATCAGCTGCATTGCCTAGTGACGATGCAGTATTTGACAACTCAACATAACCGTAACGGGTTAGGAAGCCAACTACTGGTTCAAAGGTGCTTGGATCTAGTACAACACCGGAGCTCATTAGAGGAATATATGGGCAATAGAAAGCAGGTGCGTCTGCTTCGCTTGAACCCTTATAACCAATTAGAACCTGGTTGTTGTTGTCTGTATCAACCTTGTAGGCATCAACATAAACTTTCATCGCGCCATTTAATGTACCAACAAACTTGGTGTTTGTTGGAGCTTCAAATGTGCCTTCGGTTGTTCTTGCGAACGCAGAAGTTGTTGCGCTCTGGAGGATTGTTAGAGCCTGGTTTGAAACCACAGCCCAGTTGCCTGCGCCACGACGTGTACGCTGTGCAATTAGGTTGCTGACACGGTTGATCTGGATAGCTAGTGCAGCATGTTCGTCACCGACGAATGTGGCTGTACCAGAAACTAGAGCCTGGTCATATGTTTCATCAACTGAGGCCAAACCACGTAGCGAAGCTAGGATTTCCTGGTCGATTTCAACCGTGATTTCCTGGGCTAGTGCTGCCATGATTTCTGCTTCGATGTCAATTCCCTGCTGAGCCTGTGCATCCTGTGCAGCCTCAAAAGTCCAACGAGCTGATAGCTTGCGTGACTTGGCTTCTACTGGAGCCTTGAGGATCTGGATGCTCATTCTCTTACCTGGCTGACCTTCTAACTGGCTGGTTGAAGCGGCTTTTGGAATCGCGTCAACGTTGTTACCAGAGTAGGCAGCAGCAATCTTGAACGGGCTTAGTGCTTCTTCACCGGCTACTACTGCACCGTCGCCGCTGCTGTCAGCATAACGAACACGTAGAGTATGGATTTGACCAACAGGGCCAGTCATTGGCTGTACGCCGATGATTTCGTTGGCAATAACTGTGGGCATCACACGTCTGATAACTGGTAGAATTACACGGTTAAGTGTTGCTACGTTACCACTGCTGGTTGCACCTGCTGTTGCAGCTTCTGCCAAGTAACGACGAGTGTTTTCTAAGCAAACCTGCATAGAAGAACGACGATTACCTGATAGGCCTTCAAGCAGAGCTTCCTTTGTCTCGGACCATCTTTCATTTAATAACTGTGACATTTATGTCTCCTTGAATATAAGTTATTTTAGACCCGCTAACTTGCGGATATCTAAGATATTATCTAAGCCTACCTGTGGCTGTGCTTTAACTTCACGATTGCCGGTCACGGCAGTCGATTCGGTTAAAGTAGCTTTCGCTGCTTTCTTTCGCTCGCCTTCCATTACTGCGGGTAGGTATTTGTCAAATGCGGAAGCCAATTTGGAAGTTTCTACACTTTCTAACAAGCTGCGCATCATTTCTCTTTTGTCAGCACCTAACGGAGCTAACATTTCGCCCATAAGCGCTTTGCGTTCTGCTAGATCGTTGGCTACGCGGATTTCGCGGTCCTTGGATTCAACAATACGCTGCTTCTTCTCTAGGGCTTTCTTTGTTTCAGTAATTTCCATATCTTTCTTAGCAAGGACCTTTAACAATTTACTTGTTTCAGATTTCTCATTGAGATAAGATGAGGAATATTCCTGAGCAAATGCTTCAAATAAGCGACGACCAAAATCGTTGGTACGTGCACTGTCAATATCTTCTTTCAATTGCTTGATTTCAGAAGTCAACTGTTTTGCCACTGTAGATTCAACCACTCTAGCTCCGCGCTTAATAAACTTTGTTTTTATATCTTCAAATTTTGCCTTGGCTTCTCTGACCAGCTTGACTCTAGCTTCTGCTAGCTCCTGCTTGTCTTGAGCAAATTCTGTGATTTCTTTTGCCAATGCATGAACAACAAACTGTTCCAATTTGGCAAAATTTTCAGAAACTTTCTTGCGATCGTTCTGGAATTCTACCAATTCCTTACCCAGCTGATCCGTGATAAATGATTCTAAAATCTTAGCATCACCCTTCATTTTCTTCTGATATTCCACACGAGCCTCGGCTAGTGTTTTTTTATCTTCAGCGAATTCAGCCATTTCTGCGGCCAATCTCTCGCTCAACATGCGATCAATTGCTTCAACCATAACACCTTTATCATGCGTGTATTTTTGAGCAAATTCTTCGCGTAGTTCAGCGGTGATTTGATCGCGATTCTCTTGAATCCTAGCGGCAAATGCAGCTTCAACTACTGACTTCGTTTCTTCTGTCATCACGCCAGACTCTACCAAATGTTTGAATGCGTCCAACATCACTGTCTCCTATACGGTTATTTCAAACCGCTAATTAATTTCAGCATCGCCTCTCGGAGATACTGCTGTTTTTTTGGATCTTCTTTGACTTCTTGCGCCGTCCTAATCGCTTTATAACCGCCTCGACTGTTCATCAAGTGTTCATAAACCGGAGTAGGATAAGCTCCTGGCGCCGAAGGTTGGGCAACAATATCAACTGTTATGATTTCAAAATCGGCCACTTCGCCAGAGCGATCGTCAACGTTGCCGCTGCCTCTGCTGCTGACTCCAAGTTTCACTCCGCTTTCAAGCATCGTACGAATCAAGTTGCCCATCGGAGTGGGAAGAATTTTCATCTTCCCATATCCATTAGGACCGTCCATCCACATGTCTGTAATCATGTGGCTAACACGGTCCAAATTTACTTTTAGGTCATCAGGATGATCAACTTCGCCTAGCACTGAATATCCATTTTGTATCTGATCATTTAGAGTTTTGACAGCATTGGTAATTTCGTTAACCGGATAAACCCGCTGATTAGCGTTACGAATACCACCTTGGATAGCTATACCTTTAAGATAAAGATTTTTGCTACCTCTCTCTTCAGACTCGTATATTTCCACACGAGCTTGATCAAAACTGAGATTTTCTCTTAGATAGGCTAGTTGTTTCATCTCAATTCCTTAGCGCTTGGGCAGAACGTCTTTGTCATTGACGCTCATTTCCTTGTTAGTACGCTTGGCATTGTGTACATAGCCTTTGGTTTCTTTGCCATCAACGTTTTGATCAACTTTATCGGTAAATTTCTTACCGCTGTCCTTGACTAAACCGGCAGCTTTTCCACGTGGAGTAGTACCGTCCTGATCTAGATCTGCGCCGTTGTCGGTAGCAATGTTTCTTGGGCTAGCCTTTCCGCCATCTGGACGACCTTTAAAATCAGTGTTGATAGCGCTCTTCTTAAAAACGCCGCCTTCTTCATTTGGACTTCCTGAAGAATAATTGCTTTGTTTTCCGCGGACTAGTTCGCGATATTCGCGCACAAAAGACTCGTCAAAATCTTCCTCTTCTTCATCGTCCTCTTCTTCACTATCTTCTTCCTCTTCTTCATCGTCCTCTTCTTCTTCGCCGTGCATGTCGTTTAGAATCTTGCTCATTTCAGATTCTAGATTCTTGACCATATCTTTAAGATCTAGCACGTCATTGTGTAGTTCATCGTGTGCATCGCTGTCCATTTCATGTTCGTCGTCCATTTCATGTTCGTCGTCCATTTCTTCGCCGGCATCGTGCATGGCATCATGATCTTCTACAGAATCGAGAAATTCATCGGATTCGTCGCCGCCCAGTTCATGCTCTGAATCATTACCGATTTCAAACATGCTTTCTTCTTCATCCATCATGGACTCATCTTCCATTTCTTCGGGTAAGCGTCCTGTTGGTCCGCCCATGTCGTAGTGTTTTTTCAAGTGCTCGGGATATGGCTCGCCGCTGGCAGTGGTTCCGGTACGCATGGCTTTGTATTCGTCACCGTATTTGGCTATTGCATCTGCACGTCTATTGGCCAATTTATCCTTGGATGGATTGGATCGACCGCCTTTCTCGGCGTCATCGTCATAGTGGTACATCTCATCCATTTCTTCCTCGTCATCTTCTTCACGAGCTTCATCCATTTCTTCGTCATCCATTTCTTCTTCGGCAATTAAATTTTCGTAGATCGATCTAGATTTTTCAACGATAATTTCATGAAACAGTTCATTGGCTTTGTCTGTTTCCTCGTTAACTAGATAATCTAATAGTTTTTCAAACTTTTTAGACATTGCGGGTTCTCCTTTTTTAAATTTAACACTGGCAAGGCTGTCAGCTAATATTTACAACCATTGTAGAATACTTATACAAAATGGGTGAAAAACACGCCGTTTTAATCTGTGAGCAGGAAACAGTGGTTTTTAGATACCAGGAGCAGGTTCTTTAGGTAGTGAATACATTTTTTTAACCAATTGTGATTCTTCTTTTTGCTCTCTTTCGCGAGCATCGCCGGCCTTGCGTAGTTCATTCAACATGCCCAGTGTGAGTCGGCTTTTTCGTAGATCCGTGGACTTGATCACACTGCTGTCGTGTTTGGGTTCGTAACGACCTTTGTCCCGCATTTCGTTTTCTTCGGGATTGAAATAAATGAATTCTCTAAGTAGCATACACTTATTTATAAGTTTTTATGCCTTTGGAATGGGAGCGGCAGCTCCTCCGCCGGTAGGGGTTGGACTGGCAACTCCGGGCTGGCCCGGAGGTTCTTGACCTGTTTGCAGTGTTTCCGATCCTAGATCACTTTGTCCCAAATTGCCTAGATCGCTGCTCAATCCTGCAGAAGTTACACCTACCGAACGCATCTCGGCCTGTGCATTTACATTGGCTGCAGACTCAATATTTTCTTCTCTCCACAGTTCTTCATTTTCAGCGATTTCTTCTGCTGTCAATCCCAAGAATCGTTTCAGGGTGAATCGTTTGCTGAGATAAGGCACTTCGGAAATGGCCTGATATGTGGATACCCTGGCTGTGTCCATTTCGGCTTGCCTGTGTGCGGCAAAATTTTGAGGAGGATTAAATCTTAAATCAAACAGATTTGGATCAATGTTCATGCCTTTGTTATAAAGGTATAACTTGAACTCTTCGTCAAATTTTTCATTGATCAAACTTTGCAGGCGTTCGCAATAGTTATTAAAACGCAGTTCTTGTATGTATGCTGTTCCAACTTTTCCATCAGTGAACGCTGCCTGGCTGTCATCTACCCCGGTAGGCAAATAGCTGCTGGGGATACGCAATGCACGCATTAATTTTTGTGTAAAGAACAGCAAGTCACTGATTTCACCTAGATTGGTGCCGCCGGGCAATATCTCAACCTTAGATCCTCTGCCCTCGGCAGTTTGCGGAAAGAAATAGTCTTCATTTATGGAGTTTTTGACAAAAATTCCGCTTTCTATTGCAAATGTGTGGAAGTTGTGCCATTTTTCAGTACCGTCAATGGTTATTGTTCCGGTATCTCTATTTGAAACCGTTTCAATTTTTACAACTCTATGATTGAAATGGTGGATTTCTCGTACAAACGACTTCCAATTTTTATAACCAAATTTTTCAATCAATCTATCTAATTTACTATATCCAAACTTATCAAAGTCAATCTTGCATTGTGCGTTTTTATATTCTAATGTGTTGGAATTTTCCTTGCGCACCATATCTAATAGCGTTTGATCTTTATCGCATAAAGAAATTATTTCATTTTTATTCGCACATCCCAATTTAACTTTGTCTGCAATACGTTGCAACATATCAAATGTTAAGTTAAGTGATTGATTTTTGATCTTGATTCTGTTTTCTAAATTTTTATTCAGCTTATCTAGAAACTCCGGATGATTAGCAATATATTTTTTCCTAGATTCTGATGCATTCTTTTTATACGATGCTATTGTAGCGAGATCAGTCTGTCTCATTATCACTGATTTTTTCTGTGCGGCTCTGATATTCCACAAAGCATCTAACCGTTCTTGCTCAGTTAAATTAGCCCACCGCTGTTTAAGTGTCGTAGAAATTTTATCAGTCATTTCAAGTCTATATTCCTCGCTCATGGTTTCCCAAAATTCTTTTTTCTGAGAAGCATGATACAGAATATGATCCTCTTTGTTCATGTAGGTTAAATTTCTTGGATCGTTATTATATCTATTAGAATCTTTATGATGTATTACAGCTTTTGCTTTGTCTGCATTTTCTGGCAGATACGTGAATTCTTGATGTTTGTTAACACTTCTAAAGAATTCTCCAACGATCCTATGTGTCCATTTCCACGATTTAGATGCATGATCCCAAACCTGTTGATAGGTATTTTTACTATTGGGCATTGCGGTCTGTTGGGTGTTGAACGCAATTAAACTGTCATCAATAGTTAAATCTTTTGCTTGAACAAAACCTTTTCCAAATACCGGAATTTTATGATCTGGAGTACATATTAGTTCTTTACCGTTATCAAAGGTCAATTTAATAACAGCCGTGTCTTTTCTTGTAACTCCTGCCCAATTAATCACGCCTGGAACAATTTCTCCAGTTTCTGGATTGCAACTGTATGCCCAATTTTCTTTTCCTGATTCAAATTCAGATATAAGTTCAGATAAGGTCAATGTTCTTCCATCTAACAAAGGAATTTTGGTATTCAAATCCAAACATAAAGGGTTATAACTGGCATCAATCACGCTTTGTCCGCCGCCGGTAACACTAGGAATACGACGTTGATTGATTTCATTTTTAACACGTTCCACAAAGCTCATGGCCAAGTGACTTGGCATGTTGCCTACGTCAATATAAAATACGCGGCGTTCCGGTGCACGCTGCACTCGATAGATAATGATGGCATCTTCTAATAATTCTTTTTGTTTGTAGACTTTGAAAATGGTTTCCATCAAGCTGTTGCCAAACGGAAAGTTATTATCCAGTCCTTCACTAAGGCTCAGATGCACCACATGTTTGGCATCAATGGCCCATTGATTCTGATTGATGGTAAATCTGCTGCCCATGCTTTGAGGATATGCGCCGACCATGCCTCTCTGTTGGGCTCCGCCGGTCACATAGGCTGTGCCTCCAGGAGTGCTGTTTTGATTGGTAGGAGTGATTTGTGTTACTGTTAAATTTTGAAAATTGATATTGACATCACGTATCACATACTGTTCAGGTTTCTTGCCTTCACTTTCATTAACAATCACTTTATCAATCTTGCTGGGATCTATGTAAAACCAAGCGTGTGTTTCGGGATCTCGAATAAAAAAGCAGTCACCGTACTTGAATGTGTTACGGATGATTTTAAAAATCCTATTGCTGAACTTGTTGAGTTTGGTCCACTGCTGCAGATACTTTTTGATAATTTTAATTTCAGTGGGTGTGGCTTGATCTTTGAAAAAGGCATAGAACGGAGTGCCATTTTCGTCGTTGAGCTGTGTGCAAAATTCTGCCAATATGTCAAATGCAGCATTGACTTCTGGATCCATGTCCATGGTATCATACTGACTGTATCTTTCCAAACGATTAGGATGACCACTGTAAACATCTGGCAAATATGATGAATAATTGGTTCTCGCAGGACTAGTGCGTCCAGACTGACTCAATGGACTCATTGATCCTGAATTTACTGGGGTAAAATATCTTTTCCACGTCATAATTTATTAACTCGGGAATACATTTCTGTTCAAAGCCTTGGTTGCGCTGACATTTTGCTTGGCATGATCATTGGATTCTTTTATAACCCGTAACATCTCCATCATTGTGTTATTTAACTTTTTTACTTCGGTTCCAAGATTTATTTCTTCTTTGGCCGCAACTGGTGAACTATTGCTAGCAGTGGCAACAGTATCAGACTTTTCATTAGGGCCAAATGCCTTGGTGACCAACGACACAAACCCTGAAACAATTGTTTGTCCCACGCCCGGCGAAGCTTCTTTGATCTTTTGCATACCAGCTGCTACCTGCGCTAGTTTTGCTGGATCTACTTGATTGAGTTTCTGTAAACCCTCAGCCACAGTTCCATATCCTTTGCCCAACGCTATCAATCCCAAACTTAACGGAATGGCAGACAGCCCAAAAGCGCTCATTCCCGGAGCTGCCAGCAGCATACGACCATACGGAGCGTTGCTTATAAAATCCGCTAGATTCATGCCCAGAGCTCCTAATCCGTTTCCGCCGCCGCTTTTTTGTATAGATTGCAGCCCTGTACCCATGGCAACAAGTGCAAGGCCCAGCATCCCAAATGCCACGGACGTAAAAATTATTGCCGGAGCAACCGGAGCTGCGAGAGCAGCAGCAGCAGCAAGACCTGTCATGACTCCAATTCCTATAAAGGCCGAACCCCAATTAACTCCGCTAAATTCTTTAAAAGCATTGGCCGCTACATATACCGCTGCCCCTAATCCTACGAGAGACGCTACTCCTAGCAATGCTCTAGGATCTCCTAGTTTTTTGAGACCTTCGGCCAATCCTCCCACGGCCTCTCCTGCACCTTTGCCAATTCCTCCAAGAACTGACCCAACTCCGCCAACTCCTTTTCCAACAATGGCTCCGCTGCCACCTACGGCTTCGCCTGCACCTCCTAAAACAGATGCACCAACTGATGCTATACCTGATACAGCACTTTTAAAAGCCATTCTGGCAATAACCGCTGAGATCGCTATTCCAAGCACTGTTATAAGTTTTCCAAATCCGCCAAACAGTCCATTAAGACTTGATACTAGAGATGATAAAAATGTCAATGTTTTTCCAAAGACACCAAGTATGCCTGTCACGATTGATATAGGAAGAGAAAAACTATCAATCAAAGATGCTCCCAGTTCACGAAATCCTTTGTTAAGTTCGGCCATTTCAGATGCTTGGCTTGTTGCCCTAGCAGCTCTTTCGTCGGCTATTTTTTTATCTCTAGCAGCAAATGCCTCTTCGTTGTTTAGCCCAGCTTGTGTTTGTTTAGCCACAGTGAGTTGAGCCTGATCTATACCTTTTACAAATCCAAGCACAGCAGGTGAAACTTGGTTTAGGCCTTGTTGTGCCGCAAGTGAAATGTTGTTTTGCGCTTTTATGTACTCTTTTGATCCCACTGCATATTTTGTCAGATTGGCATATGCCGAGGTCATTCCGGGAGCCAATGCTGAGAGCATTTGTCCTTCCTTGGTGATTACAGCACGACCTTGCGCCTGCGCCAAAGCCATATCTCTACCTGCGGTGCCGTACTGTTGTGTCATGTATTGCACATTTGCTAAAAATTTCTCTCGGATTTCCGGTGCCATTCTAGCAGCAGTTGTTTGTATTTCTGCATCCAATTGTTGTTTTTTCATTAATTCATTTTGTTCTTCACGGGATTTTCCTGTTACTTCTGCCAATCGATCCAGCTCTTCCAAGTACTGTACTGCTCCTTCTCTCAATGCTTTATTGGTTTCAAGTTCCTTGGCGTTGCTGACTCCCGAAGCGGCCAAATACGTCAGCATGCCTTGATTGGCTTCTTGCGCGGTGTATCCCAAAGCCATTAAATCGTTACCAGCTTGACTGTTTAGTATTTGCGACGAAAATTTTGAAAATGCTATTACACCGCCATTGACGCTGCCTGTTATCTGTAAAAAAGCGGCACTGTTTGATTTTATCAAACTGCTAAATTGATCTATAGTTAGATAACTTTTTGCTGCTGCTGTTCTTAGATCGGTTAGGCTTCCAGCAAATGAAGCGCCTGCATTGCTTATCTGCTGATAAACTTCAAAGTTTTTTTCCTGCATGGCTGCTGCTTTGGCCAATCCCTGGAAAACCAATCCCACCACTGTGGAATCATTTGCAAATGTTTTAAAAATACCGCTAGCAGACGAAGTGCCTTCAACTAAAGAATTTAAACTGGAATGAAATAACGTTTGTTTTTGTCGCAGATCTTCAGCGTTTTTTGATAATTTTTTGAATTCTTCAGATTGCTTGTTTGTTTTTGCTGATAGATCTTTTAGAGATTCTGCTGTTTCGCTAACATTTAGACCAGCGGCCTGCGCTAATTTTTTTAGGTCTTCTTTATTTTTTAGTCCAGCAGCTACTGTTGCCTGTAATAGTTTGTTTAAGGTGGCTTCTGTGGCGGCATTTTCTAAATTTACTTGTTGATCGCCTATTTGTCCGGTCACATTGCTCATTCGTAAAACCCCAATTAACTGTGTAGATAAATAATATCACGCTTGATCAAAGTTATTTATCGGAGTATAAAATATGCAAAATCCGCCCAAGATACAAACCAAAATAAATCCCTTGGCTGGTCTTATGAGACAGCCTAAAATTTATGTGACCCTTCCTAGCAATGGAAAATATTGGCCAGAAGGCAGTTTGAACATCAGCAGCAGTGGCGAATATCCGGTATTCTCAATGACTGCCAAAGATGAACTGACGCTAAAAACGCCTGATGCTTTGTTAAATGGACAGGCTGTAGTGGAAGTATTAGAAAGTTGTATTCCAAACATCATAGACGGATGGCAGGTGCCGCAGATTGATCTTGACGCATTGTTGATAGCCATCCGGATGGCCACTTACGGTAACACCATGGATAACAATGTCAAAATTGGCGACGAAGAAGCTGTATACTCAGTGGATTTACGACTGCTGTTGGAGCAACTTAAATCTCAAATTTCCTGGGATGAACGCATTGAAGTCACTGATTCACTCATTATCTACGTTAGACCTCTAAACTATCGAGAACTATCCAAGGCCAGTATTGAATCCTTTGAAACACAGCGTATTCTAAATTTAGTCAACGACAAAGACATGGATGAAGATAAGAAAATTGCAGTGTTTAAAAAAAGTTTTAACAAATTGACTGAAGTAACTTTGGGCATTGTGGCCAATTCAATTTACCGGATTGATACCAACAGCGGTTCTGTTACCGATCAGGAATTCATAAAAGATTTTATAGCACAGTGCGATAGAGAAATTTTCAATGCAGTAAAAAATAGATTGGATGAACTGAAGGAAAAAAATAGCATCAAACCCATGCGCGTTCAGGCCACTGCAGAAATGATCGCAGCCGGGTCCGCAGAAGAAATAGAGGTGCCAATCATGTTTGATACTTCAAATTTTTTCGAATAAGGCTTTTGTTATTGAGCCTTGAAGAAATTGACCAGTTGGTTCAAGGCATGGATAGAGAAGCAAAAGCCTTAAGAGAGGAACTGTTTAGGATTTGCTGGTTCATGAGAGGCGGAGTCACCATAACAGAAGCCTACAGCCTTGATTATCAGGATAGAGAATCTATTGGCAAAATCATTGAAGGCAATCTAGAAACCACTAAAAGCAGTGGCCTACCATTCTTTTAACTGTTTAAACGATTTACTAGGAATAAAATACGATCGAGAGATTCTTCAGTGTTTTTGGGCTGAGTGGGTCCTGGACCTGAGGCCTTGATTACTCCCGGCGCAGCTGATGTAGCAGCATTTGATTTGGCGCCCAATGTGCCTGCTCCGCCTTGAGTGGGTGTTGATGTGGGAGTTTGCGGTTGAGCATTGGCTCCCGGAGTTGATCCGTTGCCGGTAACAGTCGCTCCGGCTCCGGCCGGATTTGGCGCCGCCGGTTTGACTACCGGAGCAGCAGCGGCCACTGGCAAGGCTATGCCCAATGATTTAAATGCGTCATTGATTTTGCCTGCATCCAACCCTGCTTTGTTTAGCATGTCAGAAATTTGAGAAATCTGATTAGGATTCAAATTGGCCTCGGCTATAGGGCGGATCTTGTCAACTGCGGCTTCCACTATTGATCGTTTTTTCATAAACATCACCCGTTTAATCTTTTGGCAAGATACAAAATTCTTTCCAACGATTCTTCTGCGCTGGCTCTACCCGGAGCACGTGCCAATGCATTCCTTTGAGCTTCATGCTCGGCTGCTGCTTCGGCTTTTTTTCTTGCTGTTTCTTGCTTGGCCTGTTCCCATGCATCCGGCTCTGCGGTATTGTTTGCAGGCGGAGCTGCTGATGCTGGAGCTGCCAGTGCATCAATTTTATCTTTAGCATATTTTATCACCGCGGGTTTACGATCTGGTCTAACTGAATTCACGGTATTAATTGCTTGATCCACTGCTGCTTTACCTGCCGGAGCTCCAATAGGTTTTGTATTTTTCGGTGGTGTTTCTGCCTGAGCAGAATTTACCGAATTAGCATCAGTAGTTGATGTCGGAGAAGAAACAGCAGCAGATGAAGTTGCACCTGGTCCTGGATTAGATACAGTGGTTGTTGCAGGAGCAGCGGTAGCGGTCGGATTGGCAGGAGGAGTTACATTTGGTCTCACAGATGCCGCTGCTGTATTTGCCGCAGAAGCGGTGTTTGCACTTGGTTGAGCAGCAGGAGCGCTATTATTTCCACCAACGGCTTGTTTTCCTGCGGTGTATCCTTGTGCTGCTCCTGCTTTTAGTTGATTGTAAGCGCCTACCGCTCCGCCGGCTACAGCACCAACACCTTTTCCAATAGCACCAGCTGTTTTGCCTATACCTTTACCAATATCACTCCACTTGAGCTCTAGTAATTCTTCTTCTGTTAAAATTTGATCAACGCGCATGTGTACTCCCAACAAGCTGTGTTTTATTTATGTATAAAAGTGAGCTAAAGCTCACTAGCTTCTTCACCTATCGGTTCGAAGCATTTTTTAACACAATGATCTTTGATATACATTCATGCAGATTGTATAGTCAGACGGAACCATTTCGCTGGTTCCGTCTTTCTTGGTGATTTTCATGCGAGTTGCACTAGCCAAGACATGGGAAGTAGGTACTATGTTTATACACCTCTCCTGGGACTCTGTACTTTTCCTGCCTACTACGACGCATTATCAATGTCGATAATGCCCAAAGCTCGTTCCTGATCCTTTGGGTGTTTAGGAGTAATGGTGTTTGCGAATGACAGCAATCATTCTACGTCAATACTTAGAGCCTCAGACTTGCGGGGCAATGTCTCAACGTGTTGCGTGTGTAGTTTCACCCACTACCTTTTCCACAGCGGTATTATGACCGGCCCGCTAACCTTGTGTGCTGTACTGGATTTTGCCTAGAGTTTTTTAATAATATGTGAGCCGTGTACGCGAACTCTTATCTGATTGTTGTAATAATCAGTTGATTCCAACACCTGATGTTCAAATTGCAGCTTTGCTTCCATGTAGGAGCATTCGGCCTTTGATTTACAAAACAGTAATATTTCGCGTTTGAAATTTTCTTTGCCTAATTTTTCTATGTCTTGAGTGAGTTCTTTTGATGAGCCGTGATATGTTTGCCAGTCTGATTCTATGGTGCTTTTGATTTTTTTGCGCTTTTTTTTGCCATTTTTTAACTTGACCATTCTATATTTTGTTTTTGAAAATGCCGCGAGTTTTTTTCCAATATACTTTCTGCCAGAAATTAAATTTGTAATAAGATAAACAAATCCTGCACAATCTTGAGGAAGTTCTGTTATTTCCATTCCTTGATAATGCCATGACATCAATCTAAAAATACCGATTTAAATTGACTCATAACAGTGTCTGGATTAAATTTGTCAACAATTTTTTTATATTCCCTGTTAAATGATTTTATATTAAGTATTTTTTCTTGCATATCCTGTTGATCGTTATATAGTAATCCTGTTCCTTGTAACATATTGATATGATTAAGATCAATGCCGTTGTTCCATGCCAACACCGGTTTATTGAAATATAAAAATTCCGAGATAGCTAGACCAAAACTTTCTCCTATATATCTTGCATGGACCATTCCGTCGCAAGTATTAATAAAATTTGATTTAAATTGTAAATCTTGAAAACCTGGAACATGAATGATATTAGGATGAGAATACCATTCTGCACAATTGCCCATGAGAAAAACAATTTCATCTGTTTTATTTAAAACATCAATAATGGCTGTTCTAGCCCATTCCATCTGATGTCCAAAACCCCAGTAATCGCCTAATCTTCCGATTACAATTTTATTTTTAGGTATTCCAAAATAATCTCGTAAATCCTGTGTAGGTTCAGGCAGTTGCACAATATAGGGCACCCATGGTATTTTCCCATCACTACAGTAATTAGATAACCATTCTGAGATAAATGCATATTTTCCATGTCCATATGGATTTTTATTTTGAAATACAGCATGTACAGCTACCGAGGTGATATCGGGCAAGGGTTCAGGCCCTCCGTGTCTCATAAAATAGGCTAGATCGATATCTTTGCAAACTCCGTCATAATTGTTGTCATTGGATATAGTTCTTACTTCAAATTCTTTTTGAAATGACGAAATTATTTCAAAGCTATTGGTTTCATCCACGTTGCAAGGAATGTCTCTGTTATAACAAATTACACTTTCATTTCCTAAAATTTCCTGATTATAGCGTGCATAATCTCTTATAGCAACTGTACTTCCTCTTAAATTTAATTGATTGCAATAGAATAAAATTTTCATAATCTTTCCTTATTTCCAAACAGCTCGATGTCTTACTCCGTCATACATCACTCTACTATCTTCCATTACAATTTCAAATGGTTTCATACGCATTCCAAATTGATCAAATAAGATTTCTAAACTTTTTCCTGAATACATGCAAACATGTCCATTCCTTGGTGATATATAATAAGAATTAATACCTTCGGTGGTCATGGTGTCATTGACGAGAGTACTAAAAATTATCTGTCCGGTAGGTTTTAAATAATTAATCATTTCTCTTATTGTTTCACAAGGGAAAGGAGTATGTTCTAATACTTCGATAGCAGTAATGACATCAAATTTTTTATTCTTATCAAACTGCGGCTGAATTTGCCACATAGGATCCCATCCAATTGCATCTATTCCATCATTTTGTAAAAGTTGACTAAAATCATTTGTACCGGCTCCATAGTCTAATACTGATAAATTATTTTTTTTTCCAAATACAGAATAAAACCATTCGATACAATTTTTTGGTCGAATATTTTTATATTCTGGATCCACTACTATATATTGATCATTATAGATATTGTTTAAAAAATCATCTTTTGACCAAGTATCGAAGTCTATCGTAAAAATAAATCCACAGTCATTACAACGATGATAGTAAACTGCTACACCGATCAAGGGCATTTGATTCAATATTCGATCACCTTCGCAACTTTTATTAAAATCACATACCCCGTAGATCTTGGTTGACCCATCACAGATTTTACAATGTAGATTTTGATATTGTGCTGTGACAGGTTTGTTAATCATTTTGCTGTTTTACGTGCGTTCTTTTCAGTTGTGATTTCATTGCGCCGAGCTTTGGCAGCTTTGCCTAATTCTGCCAAAGCCTTGCGTGCTCGTGTACCTGCTGCTGCATTGCCGGCAGCATGCTTTTCATTTTCCATGAGATATTCTGCAAATAATACCTGCATTCTGTCAGTTGTTGTTGATGCCGGGGTTGATGTCGGCGTTGGTGTTGATGTTGGTGTTTTCATTTTTTTTCCTTTCTTTGATTTTTCTACGTTCAACTATTCTCTGTCTTTTTTCTTCTAGCATTTTGGTTCTAGTAATGGTACAATTTCTTCTCATTTCTGCAACTAATTTTTTAAGTCGTTTCATTACCTTGGTAATGCTTTCGGAATTATAATAATTTGGTCTTCTAATAAATCTTAAATGAGCATTGTGATACTCGGCTAAAAGATCAATAAATTCTTTATGTAATTCTATGTACTTGTTTATCATCATGCATCAATCCAGTCGGCTGAATTTGAATAAGATGTAAATCCGGATTCTTTTACCACTCGTAGTACATTGTTTACTCTTCCGATCAATTCCTCTTTGTGTGAAATCAGGAAAATGTTTTTATTTCTTTCTCTGGCCATCTTTTTTAACACACTTAGCCCTGCTTCAACACCTGCGGAATCCATGCCAGAATCTATCAACTCGTCAATAAACAGCAGATTGATGGGTTTATACAAGTTTTCCCAAACATCTCGAAAGGCAAAACTCATGCTCAATATCAGTCTGTTACGTTCGCCTCGTGAAAGATTATCAAAATCTAGATCTTGACCAAAATTGGTGATTTCAACCGATAAATCATTTTGAAAAACCACCATATGAGGTAATCCCAATTTGTCTATGTAATAGCTTAGTCGTTTGTTGAGATAATTTAAATTTTGATCGATGATCTTTTTGCGTATAAAACTTTCTTTATTGGTCAGCAGCTTCAATAGGAATTCTTGATGTTCTTTTAAATTGTTTAATTCGTTGATCTTGTGCCATGCAATTTCCTGCAATGCGGTTTTTTCTAATTCTTCAATTTGTTCCTGATAGGGATTTTCATCCTGTTTTCTGTCAATCAATGTTTTCTCTAAAGAGTTAACTTGACTTTTATGATTGAGTGCATCGGCCTGTGTGGGATAAAACACAGTGGGCTTGTTGCCAATCTCGCCCACACCGTGAATCTGATCCACTACATTTTGCAATGTTTGATACACAGCATCATAATAATCTGTGGCATCTTTTAGATTGTGTTCAGCGTCATGCACCAAGTTGGTATGCTTGTGATCCTGAAGAGTCTGTTCACACTGAGGACATTTTCGATCCGCCAATGCTGCAATTTCTCTTTGATATTTTTTAACCGACTTGTCCGCCTGTGACAATGCAGACTCGTAACTGATTTTTTGTCTGCGTAAATCCGTCAGCTGGTTATTTTTTTCCTGCCACAGAGCGAGGCCGGCATGATCGCTCAATTCCTGTTCAATGTCAATGGCTTGCAAGGTCACGATGGCATCACTGAGATCTTGTAAATCGGAGGTCTTTTTATTTTCCCATGCGGTACTTTTTAGTATCAAAGAATTGATACTGCGTTGCACACTTTCGTTGGCTGTTTTTATGCTTTCAATTTTAATCTGTTCGGTTTGTATAGAATCCTTAGAAGATTTAATCAACAGTTTGAGTGTTTCGGCCTTTTCACTCAGCAAAGTGATGCCCAGCAGTTGTTCAATCACTTCTCGTTGATCCGCAGCCTTCATGGAAAGAAAAGGTTCGGTATATGTGTTCAAGGCTACTAGATGTTTGAACATGGTATGACTCATGCCCAACTTGTGTTCTATGAATTTTTGCGTTTCTCTGCTGTCGCCCTGCGCATCATCGTCCTTGCTTTCATGCTCGTGATTATTGATGAAAACCTTGAGCACGTTTGGTTTTCGACCTCGTTCAATGCGTATAAGTTCGCCGTCATTTTCAAACTCGCCGGTGACCAACATGTTCTTGCCGTTGATTTTGTTGATCAAGTTTTCTTTCTTGATATTGGACAACGCCTGCCCAAACCACAGATAGGACAATGAATTAATAATGGTCGTGTTGTGTGATAATATGCCGTTGGTATAGTATCTGTGATCTGCCGAATCTACTGTGATATCAAACATGTTTTCTGTTCTATCGGACACAGACAGCGAGGTAACTAGTTCTGGACCATGCTGGGTCTGCACATATGAGCTTGGTTTGATATGCTTGACGAATTTTTCGTTGAGCTTTTCATCAAACAAGATATGATCATCTGCGCACTCAAGCATTTTTCCGGATTCTGTTTGAATAGTCCAAACTTGATATGGCACAGTTTTCATTATTTTAGAAATGGGTTTCCACCCAGAATCTGTTTCTATCTCAAGATTCTGCAAATCCACACTGTCGACAAATTTTCTGTTCACTGTGTCAGAAATTGAATGCATTTTTCTATGGTTCCTGTCTTATCTTTTTTGAAATCTGATTCCCATACCACTAATACTTCATAGCCTTGATCAAAGGCGACCTTTAATTTTATACGGTCGATCTCCCATCTGTCAATGGCTTTGATTTTTGTTCTTGGATTTATATGTTCTGATGAATATTTCTTTGGGTTACTGTGCCAAAAATCGCCATTATATTCAATAATTTTTTTGCCAACATTTATGTCATAGACATATTGCTTTTTATCTGACTTATTCAATGTGAATTGATGTTCTACTGATGGAAATATTTTCTTTACTTCAGCAAGGATTATTTTTTCAGCAGCAGAGACAGTGATTCCTTTTGATAATTTCAATCGATTAATTCTAGCTTTCTCTTCTGGTAATTTAGCACTTAATGTTGCTTGCCACTTATCCTGTCTCGCTTGCCAAATTGATATTCCGTTTTCTTCTCCATATTTTTGTACACAGATATCTTTGGAAAAATATTTTTGATTCTCTGATACCAGCTCTTTTGCTTCATCAATGGAATATCCTCTAGCAGTGTAGTATTCTTCACATCTTTTCGATGTTGCTCTTCGGATATGTTTATCCATCCCAATTTTAGCACCTTTTTTATTATTTTTTTGTTTGGTATCCGATGCTAACTGTGCGGCATCTATTTCAGAGTAACCCTGTTTGATCCAATACTCTGCTCTAATGGGTCTACGACTATTACGTTCAAAATCTGCTTCATCTACCGTATAGTTTGTTCCAGTGACTGGATTGATTTTTTCCAACCAAGTTTTGCGACTGTACACACTTTTACAGTTTTTTTGTTTGTTTTCTTTGGATTTGATGTGAGATTCTGCATCAGTCCATCCTCGAGACAGCCAGTATACTTTGGTATGTTTTGATAGTGTTGTGGTTAGATTCAATTTGCTTCTCAAAAACTTTTCAATGATCTTTTTATTATTTTCAATATTAGATTCTAATAGTTCGTGTAGAAGATTCTGATACAGATCAGATTTGAGATTTTTAATAGTATTATTCAAGATATCTTTGCAGTTATTTTCTAGACTGTTGTTCCAACGCGGCATTGTATAATTCTCCCATGGTCAGTTGGGTTATTTCACCAGTTACAGTGTTCCTAACCTTTACTAATGTATTTATACAAACACACTTGCCAGTGCCATTCCTGCTGCCGGTATCGTCGCCGCCTAGATCGAGATTGGCACCCAGCACCAAGGTCAGCATTTCTTTGCTGAAATCCACAGCCTGAGTCTGTTGACCCACGCTCATAAAATTCTTTACAGTCAAATTTTTGATTTTCAAGGTCATAGGCTGTTGTAAATTTCCAATAAAAGTTTTTGATTAAACTGTTCACTTTCAATATTGACCAATCCTTGAGATACAATTTGATCAACACTTTCAAATCCGGAACCAACGTTTTCGTTCACTATTTCGTCTAGTGATATCTTTTCCTGTATCATGCTGAATTCACGTATGTCATGCTCATTCACAAAAGTTTCCTTGATAAAAGTGGCTTCTTCGTAGCTGACATCAATATCTAAATTGACTTTGAGATACATTTTTGACTTGAGAATGGATTCCTTGTTGTCTATCAATTGACTGAGATTCAGCGTTCTATATTTGGGAGCATCGGGCCATGCTGCAAATTGAGGTTTACCGCCCCATTCCAATGTCATCATGCCGCGTTCATCATCGCCGGCATCGGCATAATTATGCGGAAATGCGTTGCCAATGTACCAAATCTTGTTTTGATTCTGTCTTTTATGGAAATGGCCTGAAAACACATAATCTTGATGATGAAAATGCGATGCCTGCAGCTCTCCGTGATCCGGCATTTGTATCATGGCGTTCATGTAAAATGAAGGTAATTCCAAATGCCCAAAAATATACTTGCTTTTAATTTTACTGATGTTTTTCCATTCATCACCAATCAACCAAGGGATCAATGTCACATCATCAATTGTGGTCACATGATCAATCACAGTGACACCCGGAATGTACTTTCCAAAGATTGAACTGTGTACATCACGTTTGTCTTTGTAAAACAAATCATGATTTCCAGGAAACCAGATAAATTTTTCAAACGCCGACCCTAATTTCTCCAGACACCTAATGCTGGTGTCTAGAGTGATTAGATTGATGGAATTACGATGGTGATGCCAATCGCCTAGGAAAATCCCAGTGTCACAATTTTGTTGTTTGGCCTGCTCTATAAACCAATCAACAAAATCCTCGCAATCTTTAAGATGAGCGAGGCTGTTACTTTTGAGGCCAAAGTGTATGTCGGTCATGCACGCTACTTTCTTAAACAGTGGCATATTGTAATTCTCCTTGCCTTATATTAGCAAAGGACTGTGGACAAGTCAACTTTCTTCTTCATCAACAGGAGCATAGTCGCCTTCTTGGCTTTTTGGCATCCGAGTATTTTTGTAGATTTCAGCCTGTTTGGCCACTTCTTCGGCAAACTCCTGTTGAGTTTGTCTGGTCATGCTTGGAGTCAATCCGTTGACTTCGAGCAAATCATCTCTGATAGTTTGATTCTTCTTTTCAATATTGAGCACTCTGGTAAACGAATTGGTTACCGCGGCGGTGTAATAGGCAAATGGATTTTCTGACTTTGATTCATCAAACTGTAGTCCAATTTGGCTCAATTGAAGTATGGCCTGTCCTCGCATTTCATCAACGTAGGTATATCCTCTCCAGTTGCTGCGTTGTGCATATCTTTCGCTGAGTTTAATGAACATTTTGCCTAGATTTTCTGTGATCCTGCCGTGATCTTTACAAAACTTGCCTTTTAAAATATCACCCTTCCAGTGACTTAATCCCACACATTCCAATTGGTCTTTTTCGTTAAATTTGTAATGCTGAAAAGGTGGAAAATTTACCTTTTCGTGAGAGTCGGCCACTGTTTTAGTTGTCTTTTTCCTTCCAGGCGCTAACGGAATATGATCAAATGTCATCACACGTATGATGATATCTTGTTTGTTTATGGTTTTATAATCTGGCGTACATTCGGCCAATTTAATTTTTTTATCACCAGTTGATCTTGCCTCAACAAAGGCGTTTAATCCTAGTCTTTTAGCTCTGGTTCTTTTGGCATCCGCAATTGTGCGAATATTGATCTTGTCCAAACCGGTTAATATTATGTCGTATTGTCCATATTCGGGTTTTAAAAAACTAGAATATGAACATTTGCTTTTGTGTATTTCTGCTAGTAAATCTCTATTGTTTAAATATTTTACTTTTCTTCCTGTTGCATTTATTGTTGTTGTCATTGGCCCAGGTCTCCTATTATTTTTAATATAACAAAAATACAATTAAATGTCAAGCATTTAAGTGCGTATATTATTTATTGGTTAAATACGTTACAGGAGCATTGATACATGGCAACTCAATCATCAATTGAGACATTTTTAAATGGTGGAACCAAAACTACAGGAGCAGACGGGATAACCTACTCGAGTGTTTTGGCCAGTAGCACAGATAATATTGTAAATCCTAGTAATTCAGATGCCATAACGCTTAAAAAATACGCCAAAGCTACCTTGGTAAATTCCAAAGATCCGCTTGTTAATTCTCCCACCAGCACGGTAAAGTCACCAACTTCCACTGCAGACATCAATGACAATGGAAAACCAACTGCGGTTCCTGATAAGGTAACCCCGGCCAGAGCAAGATTCATGGATTCATCTGATCAAAGGGTTAGATTAATTGTGCCCAATTATTACATACAATCAGGCACACTGGCCGCAGGACCAGATGATATTTTAAAGAAAAATTTAGGAATATTGTTTCCTTATACTCCCAGTATCAAGATTGAATATACTGCAAATTATAAAACAACCAATGTTGTACACTCAAATTACGCACTGAATTTTTATCAACATTCTCAAATAGGCGACATTGTGATCGAAGGACCAATAACAGTTCAGAATGATCAAGATGCTCAAATTTGGCTTGCAATGCAACATCTTTTGCGAGCATTGATCAAAATGCCCTTTGGAGACGACCAGTATGCAGGAAGTCCTCCGCCAGTATGTAGATTATATGCTCGAGGTGATTACATGTTTAATCAAACCCCGGTCGCTGTAAAATCGTTTAGTTTTGACTTACCAGACTCAGTGGATTACTACACAGTTCCGTCATCCATGGACGGTTCTAACTCCAATTTTGGCATAAGTTCGGTTCCGGTATATTCTAAATTATCAATTACCTTGGTACCAATATACAGTAGATCCGAAATGTTATCCGGAACAGTGCAGGGATGGCTTACTGGCGGTCAAAGATTTGATGGATATCTATAATGTCAGCAGTATATTCCAAAGACAGTCCATACTATACAACTCCGATTAAGGGATCCTATCTTGACATCATTAATTTTAGAAATATTCCCAATGTTACCAATGATGTTCAATTTCGAGTGACCACACAGTATGCAAACAGACCGGATCTATTGGCTCATGACCTATATGGAAATTCCAATCTATGGTGGGTTTTCGCTGTCAGGAATAAGGATATTATTCAGGATCCAATCTATGATATGTATGCCGGACAAACTATATATCTTCCTCAACCGTCTACGATACAAACATTAATAGGTCAAAATTTAGGTCAAAACCTATCAGGATCCTAAAATATGGCAGCACGTAAGTTTCCAACATCTGATCCGACCCGAGTATCTGGTTCAAAAGATATCCAAGATAAAACTCCTAGTCCTGAAAAAATGCAGGCAAAAAAACAAACAGTCAACCAGTTTCGTAGACAGGCCAAAACAAATGTTCTCAACAACTACAGATCCTATAATTATATTTTTACTCTGGCAGCGTTGGAAAAAAACGCATTAAATGATTCTTCACAATATAAAAATTCATCCAATTACTACGTGGTAGCCAAATCAGGAGGAAAAGGAACCAAAGGCATAACGAATACGCAACGCCCTAGTCCTACAGAATTAACCAAAGAAGAAAAAGCATTAAATCCACTGGAAAAAAATCTCGCTAGTCTGCGTAATAGAGTAAAGGATTCCGGTGTCTACCAGTTAAACAATCAATTGGTAGCTCAGTTTAATTCACAAAGTCCTGGAGCCAAAGATTTTTTTATTAACAATGTCAAAATAGACACAGTTATGGGCGGAAGCAAAAATACCAGCATGTCTATTGCAACCAATTTTGATTTTGATATACTTGAGCCCTATAGCATGACCGGTTTTTTAGAGGCATTACATGTTTCGGCTGTGGCTGCAGGATATGCCAGTTATGCAGAGGCCTGTTTTCTATTTAAAATAGAATTTGTAGGATATCCAGATGGAGATGGTTTGCCCGATCCAGTGTCAATACCCAATTCCAGCCGATATTTTGTAATAAGAATAACCGGAGTTGATATTACTGTAACAGAATCAGGAGCTTTATACAAATGCAAGGCTGTGTCAGTTGAACAAATTGCATTTGGCGAGGCCAATCAACTCAAAGATGATATTAAAATGTCGGGTACAAAGGTAGGAGACATATTATCTAATTTTATTAACGGAATAAACAATTCAAAAATAGATGATGCACAAACCACCAATCAGGACGAAGATAAGAATTTACATGACACCTACGAGATTTATTTTCCTCTAGTGACCGATACGGGTATAGATACTGCCTATCTTCAAAATCCATCGGGGTATGAGAAAAATGAAATTGCATCAAAAGAATTAACAACACTATTAAAAAGTAATGAAAATTACGCATTTGCCACACCTGATAATAGCACTAGCACAACTGTGGTATCATACTCTCCCACGTCCAATGCAGTAAGTTTTTCAAAAGGACAAAATATACATGAATGTATAATTTCGGTAGTGAGAGATAGCAATTATACCAAAGATATTTTAAAAGGACTCAATGAGGGTAAGATTGCCGACTCCAAAGGCATGATCAAATATTTTATGGTACATGTAGAATTGGAATTTACCGGAAAATATAACAAAAATACAAATAGTCCGGTTTATAAATACCGATATCTTGTAATTCCTTATCAAATACATCTAACAAGAATAAAGCCTAAACCTGATGGTATTATTGATACCACACAGTTAAAACTAAGTGCTCATCGTATCTATAATTATATATACACGGGAAAAAACGTTGATATATTAAATTTTCAATTACGTTTTAATAATTTATACTTCCAGGCCATTGCTAAGGTATTAGGAGATCAAACAACTTCTCCGGCCGCCGACAAATCTGTTCAACCTAGTAATCCAATATCTTCAAAATTTGGCCAAGGAACCACTGCCGCCCAAGCAAATAATTATACTTTTGGAATTTCAAGAAAAATAACACCGGTAGATATAACCAAGCCTGTAGTGGATGGAACTCCAAACGCTGGTGTTCCTCAAGTTGATCCTTATGCAAGATTGAGCAAAAACATGCATGAATCAATACTGGAAAATACAGATCAGTGCACAGCCGAAGTTGAAATCATTGGCGATCCTTACTACTTGGTCACAGGCGGGTCAGGCAATCAAAAATTAAAATTAAATTCGGACGGAACAGCCGGGGACGGCGAGGCTCCATACACAACATCGGATGTCAGTGTTGTGATGTTTTTTAAAAACCCAGTTGATATAGATCCTGTTACTGGATTTGCCAATTTCAATAATGCCGTAGCAGAATACAGCGGAGTTTTTCAGGTAACTCAAGTTGAAAGCAAATTTAATGATGGACTTTTTACGCAAAAAATCAATTTAGTTAGAATTCCTGGGCAGGTAGAGGATGTTGATACAAGTAGCACGCCTTATGATCCAAATAACCCTGCTGTTTCGTCGCTTACTCCTGCATTTGTTCCGGTTCCGGATCCTTCAAAGGCCGCAGTTGAGCCCACAATTATTCCCGAAGCGACATCTCCTGCCGTACAAGAAAACTCGTCTAGAGCCAGTTATAATGCCTTGCTTGCATCTATCGCTAATGGTCTTCCTATAACAGGATTACCTGGCGATCTTTCAAATCTTGTTCCGGGATTTAATAATAATTTAGGATCTTTAAGCAATCTTGCGTCAATTGGTTCTTTAATAAATTCTGTAAAATCAAATATTGCAGGAGCTACCAATGCAGCAGGCGCATTAATTAATCAAGTGACCGGAAGTGCTGCACAAGGACTGAGTAATATCAGCACTGTGCTTAGATTGGCCAAATCTGGATTATCTGGCATATCAATTAATTACAATAGTGCAGGTGGAAGTGTGGCTCAATTGAGCTTGTTGGGAAAATCAATAGGATTTTCCAATTCCACGCCTGATAATTTAGCAAGATCGATATTATCATCAGGAGCCAAATTATCAAATGAAATTGGTTACACTGCTATGTCTGCTGTTAACAGACTTGAATCAAATTCAGCAGGCTTAATAAATGGAATATCTGCCAAGATTGGCAATCTTCATGGTAACAGTGCCGCTTTGGGAATACAATTAGGAATCAATCCCAGTGTTTTAAGTGGATTGAGCATTAATTTACAATCCTCAATTTTGCATCGAATTTCGTCATTGGCCGCTACTGTTCCTAGAAATGTTGACTTAAACAACGAAATTAAAAATGGAATACTAATCGATAATCTTCCTCCTTCGGCGTTGGCAAATTTGCCTGCTACTCAACCTTTTGCAGTAGCTCCGCCCCCGTCTATCAATTTATCAGACGTGCAATTCAATGTTTCTCAGGGAGTTCCTTTATCAACCATGCCAGGCATTTATTCTGTATACAAACTAGATACAATTTTATCAAACAATGTTTCTTCCGACTTAAATAATCCAGCCTCGCTGTTGACCAATGGCGGATTAGATTATAGATCAGTGGCCAATAAATTTTCCACCTTACAAGCAGGAATCGTGAATATTACAGGCAACGGTTTAAGTATTGAGGCAAGTTTAAATAATGTAAACAATGTGGTCCCATCCGGTCTTCCTTATACCGCAAACATTTCGGCCTCGGTAATAGCAAAATTTGGAAGCAAGAGTGGATCAGCATCTAGTCCGTTGACAGTTTTAATACAAGGTAATACAGGTTAATCATGCCAATAGAGACCAGAATAAGTGGAAAATATAAATCCTTTGATTCTCCGGGTCCCTACATAGGAAGAATTACCAATTTGCTTGATACCACGTATATGGGTGGACTAGAAGTTGTTCTTGAAAAAGGACATCCGGGTAATACTCAAATACAAGAACAAACATATATAGTACAGTACCTTACACCATTTTATGGAGTTACCGATGTTCGAACTGAAGGTAATGATCCTGCTAATTTTAATGATGTTCAAAAAAGTTACGGTTTTTGGATGGTTCCTCCTGATATAGGAACCAAGGTTCTTTGTATTTTTATTGATGGGGACCCAAATCAGGGCTACTGGATAGGATGCATAGCGGATCGTTTCCAAAATCAAATGATTCCAGGCATAGCAGCTAGCCAAAACGTGCTGCTCACAGACGCACAGCTCAAAAAATATGGAGAAGTCACTAATCTTCCAGTAGCTGAATTTTTAAAGAGAACTATCAAACCGCTTATCAGCCCAAATGCGCAGTTAAAACCAGTACATCCGTTCGCTGATAGATTACTAGAACAAGGATTGCTGGCAGATAATATTCGAGGAGTTACTTCTAGCTCTGCAAGACGTGAGGTTCCCAGTTCGGTATTTGGCATAAGCACCCCGGGTCCGTTGGATCCAACCGGAAAGACAACCTTGATAGGGTACGGAAAAACCAATCAAAAATCCCAACGTATCAGTAGATTAGGCGGAACCCAATTTGTCATGGACGACGGAGATGCAGCGGGTCAAAACGAATTAGTAAGACTAAGAACCAGAACCGGTCATCAGATTCTCATGCACAACAGCAGCGACTTGATTTATATAGCTAATAGCAAAGGAACTGCATGGATTGAATTGACATCCAACGGCAAGATAGATGTCTACGCCAATGATAGCGTCAGTATTCATTCTGAAGCAGATTTTAATTTCAGAGCTGATCGAGATATAAATCTTGAAGCTGGAAGAAACATTCACATGGCTGCTGGGTCAAACATGGAAACCAATGTTGGAGGATTTTATAATCTTGTAATTTCCGATTATGCTAAAATATCTATAGCCAACGACAAAGATGAAACAGTTGGAGGCAGTTCAAGATTTACTGCAGGAGATTCTATCAATCAGTCGGCAACTCGTAATATAATCGCCACTGCTGGCTCAGGAATGAGCTTGTCGGCGGGCGGAAATTTAAATCTTACTACCGATGTAAACTTGAATCTCTCAGCTACTGGAGATATACTGCAAACTGGATATCAAATATTCCTAAATGGACCTCCGGCCGAAGAGGCAGAAAAAGCTGACGATGCCAATCCGGCTCCTGCCTTGCCTTTTTACCATCTACCTAATAGAGTTTACAGCGCTGGATGGTCAAAAGGTAATTTCTATCAAGGTCCGCCTATCGCTAGTATCATGCAACGTGTTCCTACCCATGAGCCGTGGGATCAACATGAAAATATTAATCCTGATCTATTCAGTCCTGCACGGACAGATGTAACCTTGATAGATAGATCTGCAAGCGGTATTCCGGCAAACACCAGCGGAGCAGCCCCGTCTAACAGTGCTGATGTTATACCTGGAACATGCGATCCTGTTTATGCCAAACAAATTTCAGAACCCGCGAGCCAGGCAGGAATTTCCGCTCTCAAAGAAGCATGCAAGCAATTAAATATCACTTCGCCGGTGGCAATCGCCTCTCTTTTAGGTATTGCAGGTGGCGAAAGTAGATGGAAAACGGTACAGGAAGGATTTAATTACAGCGCGGCCAGATTGTTGCAGGTATTTCCAAGTGTGTTTAAAGGGGATCAAGCGTTGGCACAACAATATGCTGGCAATCCCAATAACAGTTTACCAGAATTTTTATATGGGTATCAAACCGCTAAAGGAAAAGGACTAGGCAATACACAGCCAGGCGATGGAGCTAAATTTATCGGTAGAGGCTATATACAATTAACTGGTAGAGCAAATTATGCACGATATGGTCAAATACTTTATCAAAAACAAGCATTAAACTCGCCGACTGCATTAGTTGATGATCCTACTCTATTGTTAGATCCAAAAATCGCAGCACTGGCTAGTGCGGCCTACATGTTGGATAGATGTAAAACTTCTGTGACCGATCCAGGATATTTTGAAGCAGCAGTCCGTTCGGTTGGCTTTTGTACTCCGGACATACACACCACAAAACTTGGTTTTTATCAGTGTTTTATTGGACAACTGCAAGGAAATTCTTCAAACATTCAAGCTCCTACTCCTCAAACCAACAGCGCAGGTCAACCAATAACTTCAACTGTGCCTCCAACCACCCAGTCAACTACCGGACCCAATCCTACTACATAAATATTCATATGCCATATAAAAATCTTGAACTTAATCCACCGCAATTTAGCGCTGCTTTGCAAAATAAACAAAGCCAGTTTTATATTGGATATAGCAGTGTGAATGTAGGAACCTTAGGAACCACTAAATTATATGATTTTAATCTTATAAAGCAGGATCTATTGAATCAGTTTAATACAAAACAGGGCGAAAGAGTGATGAATCCCTCATTTGGAACAATTATTTGGGGATTGATGTTTGAACCTTTCACGGATGATGTCAAGCAAGCTATCACTAATGATATCAATCGCATCTGCAATTTTGATCCAAGAATTGTTCCTATACAAATAGATATCACTGAACAAGAATATGGAATGATTTTAGAACTTACTCTTCAATATGTAGGAACGGATCAAAGTCTCAATTTAAGATTGAATTTTGATCGAGAAGTTGGAATATTGCCGCAGTAATAATATACCAATTTAATTAAAACAATAAATATCGGTATCAACGAGATAGATAAAGTATGATACCGTCAACAACAAATAAATATCTGGTCGCCGAGAACTGGACAAAAATTTATCAAAGTTTTAAAAACGCAGAATTTCAAAGTTATGATTTTGAAACGCTGCGTCGTACAATGATTACCTATCTCCAGCAGAATTATCCCGAAGATTTCAATGATTATATTGACAGCAGCGAATTTATAGCATTAGTTGATCTTATTGCATTTTTGGGACAAAATCTCAGTTTTCGTATTGATTTAAATGCTCGTGAAAATTTCATAGAAACTGCCGAACGTCGAGACAGTATTCTTCGTTTGGCCTACTTGATTAATTATAATCCATCCAGAAATATTTCCGCTAATGGATTCTTAAAAGTATCATCGGTATTTACAACAGAAAACATCTATGACTCTAATGGCATTAATCTTGCCAATAACATTATTGGTTGGAATGATCCAACAAACCCTAATTGGTACCAACAGTTTATTACTGTTATGAACGCTGCTATTTCGTCACCAAATGCATTTGGAAATCCGGCAGCCAGCAAAGTAATAAATGGTATACAAACAGATCAGTATAAAATTAATTCAAGCGGAAATGGACTTCCGGTTTTTGGTTTCAATGCAAATATTGCAGGAACTTCCATGCCATTTGAATTGGTATCCTCGAGTTTTGCCAATAAAAATTACATTTATGAAGAACCCCCGCGTCCAGGCAATCAGTTGGGTATCATATTTCAAAATGATAATCAAGGAAGCGGTAGTGCCAATACAGGATTTTTTGTTCAATTCAAACAAGGAGCTTTGGCATCCAGTACTTTTAGTATTGATAGCCCGGTTCCAAACGAATTAATCGGTGTCAATGTAAGCAATATTAACAATACAGATGTGTGGTTATGGCAATTGTCATCAAACGGATCAACTCCCAACACATTATGGACTCAAGTTCCTGCAGTGACAGGTAACAATGTAATTTACAACAGTATCAGCTTAGGCAATCGTAATTTTTACGCAGTTATAAGTCGAGCCAACGATCAAATTGACCTTTCTTTTGCAGATGGCAGTTTTGGTAATCTGCCTAATGGTAGTTTTATTTTATATTATAGACAAAGCAATGGACAAACTTATTCTGTTACTCCACAGCAGATGAATAATATATCAGTACAGATTCCTTACACCAACAAATCGGGACAATCTCAAAATCTTACCTTGGTTTTGAGTTTACAATATACAGTATCTAATGCCGCTGCAAGTCAATCCAATAGTGATATAGTATTAAAGGCTCCGCAAACCTATTATACTCAAAATAGAATGATCACCGGGGAGGATTATAATATTGCTCCTTTGAATGTTGATCCTGATATCATCAAGGTAAAAAGTATAAATCGTGTTAGCAGCGGTATAAGCAAATATTACGAATTAACTGACATAAGCGGAGCGTACAGTTCAACGGATATTTTTGCCAGCGACGGCATTTTATATAAAGAAACAAATCTCAATAACTTTGAATTTTCTTTTACTACCAGAAATCAAATTTTTTCCACTATATCAACTCGTTTGGCCTCTGTAATAGATTCTCCAAGTTTTTATGCATTTTATTTAGATAGCAATAATTATCCAAGGATTAATTTGCAATCGTATAATCTCAAATGGACGCAGTCCACCACTGCCAATAATGATCAATCTACTGGATATTTTAGTGCATTGTCCGTATCAAGTTTTACCCCGGTCAGCATAGGATCATTTGGAAGTAATAATTTAGCTTATCTTGTTCCAGGAACATTAATTAAGTTTATACCCCCAACTCCTGGACAATATTTTTTGCCAAATGGCAAATTGACCACTGTTGCTGATGATACTACAGTATCTTATATATGGATACAGATAGCAAATGTAATCGGCGATGGATCCAATACCGGACTAGGAACTCTCAATAACGGGACAGGCCCTGTTATATTGTCCGGAGTGGTACCAACTGGATCTATACCTACAGAAGTAATTCCTCCTTTCCAAACAATTCTACCGTATGGATTAGAAGTAGAAATAGCGAATCTTTCTTTGGCCAAAAGAAATTTTGGGTTAAGCTTCAGTGTTTCATCCATGACCTGGTTAATAATCGAAGACACCAATCTCAATTTAACAAGTCCTTTTAGTTTATCTAATCAAGGAAATGTAAGTAATTCAAATTTAGATTCCAGCTGGATGGTAGCATTTCAATGGACAGGTCAGCAATACACAGTAATGTATCGAGTGGTAGAATATATATTTGAAAGTCAAGGACAAACTGCTTTTTTTGTTGATTCATCAACAAAAAATTATGATTTTACAACCGACACGGTTATAAAAGATAGAGTAGATGTGCTTTCAAATAACAGTGTACCTAACAATTCAAATGTTTCGTCAACCACATACAAAGATGTCAATGTAATTGTGTCTCCAAATGGATCCGTAACAATAGTGTCAAGTGACACTAATCAGCCGCTTGCTATTTTAAATTCTGCCGGATTAGGAATAAATTATTCTTGGCAAATTAACAGCGCTGTGGTTGAATCCGACGGATATGTCAATCCACAAAAGGTTTTGGTAAGTTTTTATGATAGTAATAATAATGGACAAATACAGGATCCTGATATGTTTGATATTATTGTTGGAACCTCCACCATAAATGCACAAACAGGATTTAACGATAAATTTGTCTATTTCCAATATTCGTCCGATGGTTCCACATACAGTTTATACAATGGAACAATTTATGCGTATCCTTCGTTTGATTATGTTCCTAGTTCCATGCGTATAGACGGACAACTATATTATTTTTATGTGCCCAACATTATCTCGTCTTATTCGGTTATTACAAATTCCTTTTCAATACAAACATTTGCTAATTCAAATAATCCATTGTATTTTGCCTATCCTGGTAGGAAGGGTTTGAAATTTCATTATGTACATAACAGCGGATCACAACGAAGATTAGACCCTAGTAAAATGAACATTGTTGATGTCTATTTGCTCAGCAGCAGCTATGACATCGCTTATAGAAATTGGTTAAGTAGCGGAACAGGAACACCTCCTTTGCCGCCTACTACACAAAGTCTAGAAAATACTTATTCTGCTACATTAGAACCAATAAAAGCAATCAGTGACGAGATAATATATCATCCTGCAAGATATAAGGTATTGTTTGGAAGTCAAGCAGCCCCGGCACTGCAAGCAACATTCAAGGCCGTGCAAAGTGCTTCAAGTACAGCAAATACCACGGAATTACAAACTAAAATACTCAATGCAATAAATCAATTCTTTTCAATTGAAAATTGGGATTTTGGTCAAACCTTTAATTTTGGAGAATTATTAACGTATGTTATGAATATTATGACCCCCGATATTGTAAATTTTGTGATAGTTCCAAATTCGTCAGATAGCGTGTTTGGAAATCTTTTTCAAATCACTTGCGAAAGCAATGAGATATTTGTTAGCGGAGCAACTGTTAATAATATACAAATTATCAATAATTTAACAGCGTCTTCGCTGAACGCATCTTCTCTAGTGACCAGTAGCTAAGGAATTTTATTAAATGGCCAATACATCGACTACTATTAGAAAATCAGTTAATTTACTTCCTACCTATTTTCAAACTAACGTAAATTCTAAATTTCTTGCTAGTACTATTGATCCTTTAATTTCTGTCCCGGAATTGGTTCGTATCAGCGGGTTTGTAGGGAGCAAACTAGATGTAACCTACAATTCATTAACAGATGTTTACATCTCAGATTCAAATTCATCTAATGCCACTAGTCTAAGACAAAAATATCAATTGCAGCCGGCGTTAACCATGTCCGATGTTGATCAAAATATCACAAAGGCTTATGGGTTTGACGATTTAGTAAATCAATTAGGCGTATACGGAGCCAATACCAAAAATTTCAACAAGTTATTTTCTCCAGAAGTCAATGCCTACGATCCACATATTGATTGGGATAAATTTGCCAATTTTAATCAATATTATTGGCTTCCGGTAGGACCTGATCCTATTTCTATTTCTGGACAGCAGCAAAATACAATTAGCACATATGCCGTAACCGATTCCCCGGATGGTCATTATTTTATTTTTTCACCCGACGGAGTTACAGAAGATCCGTTAACTACACTTTATAAAGGTGTAACTTATGTTTTTAACGTAAATTCACAAAATACGTTTTACATAAAAGCAAACAATCAATCCGGCGATTATGCAGCACTTACATCCCAGGATGGAGTGATTAATAACGGTACCAGCACCGGACAGATAATTTTTACGGTAGGAGATACGCTACCTGGAACATTATTTTATGGATCAAGTAATAATGATGTAGTTGTAGGCACTTTCTTGATACGACCCATACAGGATAATTCTTCAATTGATGTTGATCAAGACATTGTAGGCAAAGTTACTTACAAAACAGCCAACGGAATTCAATTTATCAATGGTTTGAAAATTCAATTTGTGGGAAATGTTACTCCTTCTTCGTATCTCAATAAAACGTTTATTGTAGAGGGTGTTGGTAAATCAATTACCCTGGTGGATTTTTCTACGTTGGTGACTCCGGAAATGGTTGGAACAATATTTGATGAAAATTTTGACGCCACAAATTTTGATGACTATCCGTTTGATGGAAATAAAACACTACCTTTAACTCCGGACTATATCACAATAAATCGTGCTAGCAGAGATCTAAATCCATGGACAAGATATAATCGATGGTTTCATGCAGATGTAATTACAACTACCGCGTTGGCCAACGGAAATATTCCAGTTCTTCCATCAACAGGCAGAGCTCAACGACCCATCATTGAATTTGAACCAAACATTCAGTTATACAATTTTGGAACAAATGCTATAATTCCGGTTGACATCATTGATCAAACTAGTGCTGATGTTTTCTCTACGATCGAAGGATCAACTGGCTATACAGTCGACGGAGTTGCTCTAACTTCGGGACAGCGCATTATATTTCTAGCAGATACTGATTCATTGGTATATGGAAATGTTTTTGAGGTTACATTTGTTTCTATAAACGGACAATATGTTATTAATTTGGTAGAAACGTATTCTCCTGTCACAGGCGACGGTGTCAGTATCACACAAGGTGATATAGGACAAGGAACCCAATGGTGGTTTAATGGATCACAATGGAATTCTGCTCAAGCAAGATCAAAATTAAATAGTCCTCCTTTATTTGATTTATTTGACGGATCAGGTAACAGTTTTAGTGATAAGACATATTATGATTCAATTTTTTATGGTAATCAAATTTTTGGATATTCTATTGGTAAAGGTGCCGATGATCTGATATTGGGATTTCCATTAAATTATTACCAAAACATTGGAATTGAAGGTTCCTATCTATTTGAGAATTATTTTAATAACGGATCATTGTCCTTATTAAACGGTAATCAAATTACTACTATTCAAACCTCACAAACTTTTTTACGTGTCAATCAAGGATCAGCTGGATATTCTTATGAAAATGTTTGGACTGCTGGCGCTCCTTACCAGTTAGCTGTTCAGCAATTCCAAGTAGCTCCGGCAGGAACTTCAACTATTCCGGTTACCGTATTTGATAATTCCAGTTTAATAACCGATTTAAAAATTTCCATATTTTTAGATACAATTAAATTAAACACCGATGCTTACACACTCACGACAGCCAGTAATGGATTATCATTGAATGTTAATTTTGTTAACACGTTAACAACTGTGACAAATGTATTGTTCAATTGTTACACCAGCTCTAATCCTAATGAAAAAGGCACATATGAAGTTCCTTTAAATTTAACAAATAATCCGCTAAATGGTCAGATCGAACAGTTCACTCTTAGCGAACTATCAAATCATGTTCAAACAATGACTCAAAATGATCCTGATTTTTTGGGATTATTTCCTGGAGAAAGTAATTTAAAGAGTTTGCCGACTGCAAATAGATACGGCACAAGATTGATTAGTAACAATAATCCGCTGTCTTTTGCGCAGATATTCTTGACAGACATTGAACATAGTCTTATTAATGCAACCAGAGCAGCAGCTTCCGATTATTATCAATTTAAATTAAATTTACTTAAATTAATTTCACAGTCCGATCAGTTTGTAACGCCAGGCGGAATACTTGATCAAGCTATTGGTTTGTTGATCAAGAATAAAAATTATACATTTCCTTATTCATTGAGCGATATGATTCCATATGGGGATAATTATGTTTCAAAATCGTATACTGTCAAGGATATTAGAAATATAAAATATCCTTTGCCGTCTGTTTTTGATATAACAAAATTATCAAATAGAGCCGTTTTAATTTATCAAAATGGAAATTTACTTACATATGGAATTGATTATATATTTGATCCTGATAATCCCAGTGTAACAATAATTGCATCTCTGAAAAAAGGAGATACAATCAACATTGTAGATTACGTCAGTACTGTAGGGTCATATGTTCCGCCTACACCTACAAAATTAGGACTTTATCCTAGTTATGCTCCTTTGATGTATTTGGATAGCAGTTACGTAAATGGTCCTGTTGTGGTCATACAAGGTCACGACGGAAGTCTCACTGTAGCTTATACAAAAGTTGCAGATTATAACAATAAAAATATTGATTTTCGAGATCTGGCATTATTGGAGTATGAAAAACGAGTTTTTAATAATCTTAAAACTCAATACGATCCTGATCTTCTAAATATAAACACTGTTTTGCCAGGAGTATTTAGAAACAACGATTATTCTTACAATGAAATTTATAAATTAATTGAAGGAGATTTTATTAATTGGACTTCTGCCTACAACATAAATTTCATTGATAATGCAGCTTATAATCCTGATTACTCTAAGACTTACAACTTTAAATCTGCCACTGATTATATCTTTAATAGTGTGATTCCGGGAAACTGGAGAGGCATGTACAAGTATTATTTTGATACCGAACGTCCTGATACATGCCCTTGGGAGATGTTAGGATTCACGATCAAACCCATTTGGTGGGAAACTGAATACGGGCCCGGACCTTATACTTCCGGAAACTTGAACTTATGGCAAGACCTTGAAGCAGGATTAATACGACAAGGTAACAGAGCCGGTGTAGATATGACGTATGTGCGTCCAGGTCTTAGTAAAATAATTCCAGTTGACGCCAGTGGTAATACCGTGGACATTAGACAATGGGCGAGTCTTGGTCAGAATGGATATATTAATAATCCGGATCAAGATTGGGCGTTTGGTGATAATGGGCCTGCAGAAAATGCATGGAGACGTAGTAGCTTGTGGCCTTTTGCTGTTCAGATTGCTTGTGCATTGGCCAAACCTGCCGATTATGCGGCCAAAATGTTTGATCCAAGTCGATTGAGGAAAGATGTCACCGGGCAATACAAATATGGCCCTAACAGTTTATTTTTAAGTCCTAGCAATGTCAGTTTGTTCACCGATGTAGACAGTTCAGGAAACACAATTCTATCAGCTGGATACAGCGTCTGGGTAATAGAACATGGTAAAAAACGATCAGCAACTTATCTATTATCTCTAAAGCAGGATTTATCATTTTTAGACTTTAATCTATTTTACAAAATAGGAGGATTTACTGATAAAAATCAATTGGAGATCGTGATTGATTCTGTAAGTCCTAATACCGTGGCGCCTGGGGTATTATTTCCAGGGAATGATTATACTTTATTTTTTAATGTCAGTAATCCAATCAGATCGGTATCTATTTCTGGAATTATTATTGAAAAGAAAAATGGGCAATTTTTAATCAAAGGATATGATAAGCAAAATCCATTTTTTACAATCAATGCGCCAATACATCAAACTAATGATACAATTGTCTCAGTTGGGGGGAAATCCCCGCCATTTTTAAATTGGGCTGAAAACACATTATATATTGCAGGACAATATATAAAATATAATAACACATTTTACACAGTATCAAACACCATTAATTCGGGCACAGCCTTCAATCCGACCGATTATATAAAACTTTCTCAGTTGCCCACTATTGGAGGAGCTACTGTATTAGGTACATTTAATTACAGTTTCAATGATACAATTATACCATATGGAACATATTTTAGCACTCTGCAAGAAGTGTATGATCTTATAGTAGGATACGGACAATATCTTGTTAGACAAGGATTTGTGTTCAACGAATACAATTCTAATTTAGGAGTTACGCTAGATTGGTTTTTTTCTGGAAAAGAATTCCTATATTGGACCACACAAAACTGGGCAGATGGTTCCGTAATTACTGTAAGTCCTTTTGCTGACAAAATACAGTACAAGTTCACCAATGCTGCGGTTGATAGTGTGCTTGATAGTTTTTACAATTACAGTTTATTGAACGCTAGCGGAAACGCATTTCCTTACCAAAATATAGGTGTCAGTAGAGAAGATGGAATATGTTCAATTTCTACAGTGAATACTACCGACGGATTATATTTTGCTAGATTAAATTTGGTACAGAAAGAACATACCATTGTTATGAAAAACAAAAGTATGTTTGGCGATATTGTTTATGATATTGAGACAGGGTATCGTCAGGCAAGAATACTATTGTCCGGATTTGTAACTGGAAAATGGAATGGCAACTATCTAAGTCCTGGTTTTGTCTACGACGATGTTTCCGTTTCTAATTGGAAGGCCTATATTGATTACAGAGTTTCAGACGTTGTAAAATACAATGGGCAATTTTATTCTGCCAATCAAAATATTACAGGATCATCTACATTTGTTCTAACACAATGGGATGTATTAGGATCCGCTCCAGTAGCACAGTTATTGCCGAATTTTGAATATCAAATTAATCAATTCCAGGATTTTTACAGTTTAGATGTCAATAACTTCAATGCTACACAACAACAGTTGGCGCAACATCTCACAGGGTATACTCCAAGACAATATCTTACAAATATCTTTATTGATCCAGTAGCACAATATAAATTTTATCAAGGATTTATTAGAGAAAAAGGAACTTATAATTCTATCGAAAAATTGGCCAAGGCCAGCATACATAATCTACAAGGACAGATCAAGTATGACGAAGAATGGGCGTTTAGAGTAGGATCATATGGCAATTACTTGTCATATGACCAACTGGAATTTCCTTTAGATGAAGCAAATTTTGTAGAAAATTCACAAATAATACAATTTGTTGATACGGTTCCTGTGGTTCCATTTGATCCTATCTCCTATATAACACCTGCACAGGTGAGTATCAAGCCAAACAATTATTCCTCAAATAATGTTTTTGCCACTATAAATTCATCCACCTACACAAATACAAATTTTGTTTTACCAGTGGCAGGATATGTAAGAACAGACGATGTAACTGCAACTGCTTACAATATTGGCAGTTTGTTAGATATAGCAAATAATAATTTGCTGAATGATGGCAATACAATTTGGATAGGATTTACCAGCAATAGCGATTGGGATGTTTTTAGATACACCAAACAAATGGCCAAAGTAATTGGGACACAAATATCTATCCCAGCAACGTCATTACTTTTCATAACAGATTCATTCCATAATTTAGTGGTGGGTGATATTGTTTCCATTAGAGGATTGGACAATGGAACCGATGGTGTTTATAAAGTTCTAGGAATTCCGTCACCAACTTCATTTACAATCAGTTCTACACTGGTGCAGGTGCAGACTCCTACTGTGAGCGCACTGCTATATAAATTTATCAGTGTGAGAATCAATAGCTTTGATGATGTATCTTTATTACAACAGTATGTAGATTTTAAAGATGGAGATAAAGTATGGGCTGACAGAGGAGATGCCTCAACTCCGTGGGCAGGATGGGAGGTATATCAAAAAACGTATAATTATTCTACCGCTAGCGATATCTCAGTTGGCGGAGTTGCGATTGGACAGCAATTTGCATATCAGATGGCAACTAGATATAATAACAATACACTGGTGATATCTGCGCCCAGCTATTACGGAACAGCGGGTGCTAATGGAAACATTTATGTTCTTGATATTTCTAATATAAATCAGCCAATCACGGTAGCAAATTTTTCTCTGTATCCCACATCAACAAATCCTAATTTGGAAACAGCATTAGGATTGGGTGCATCTTTGGCCTATGATGCAGAGCATGATATTGTACTGGCAGGAGCTCCTAATCAAAGTATTGTGCAATTTACAGGCATCAACAGATCTATAAACGCTAATACATCTACCGTTCAACTGTTTGATCTAACCAGTAAATCTGGATTTGGTAGATTTGGCAGCACTATTTTCCTGGCAGAAAATGGTGACCAATTTGGAAATAAAATTTTATTGGTTGCATCACCGGATGAACAAGGTGGACCAATCTATGTATATGGGTTTAATGCAGCAAACAATACAGCTACTTTTGCATATACATTTACTCCTTTGAATGTGTTTCCTTATCATACAAGAGATTATGTAATCGCAGGCAATAGTAATGGAAGTACCATTGCAGTCGCCACTCTTGATCATACTTCTGGAAATAACGGTGTTGGAATTTACAACAGTGTAACTGGATTTCAGTATGCCACGCAGATATTAGATTCAGTATCTGGAGGATTTGGATCTGCGATGGCCATGTCATCCGATGGTATGTATTTGGTTGTATCAGCTCCATATAACAATAATGGAATGGTGTTAGTTTACAAACTTCAAAATCATCAATATACAAAAGTTCAGGAAATATTAAATCCATCCATGGATAAAAATTTGTATTTTGGTACTGCAATTACCATTGACAATAGCGCAAATAAATTAATTATTTCATCAAGCGGAAAACAAAAATTCCAATTAACATTTGACAAAAATGGAACCACTTTTGATAATACCTCATTAACATTTTATGATTATATTGAAAATTCCGGCGTAGTTTCCATATACGAACGTAAAAATATCAATTTTGTTTTTTCCACAGAACTAAAAATTAATATAGATGCTGTCAATTCTTTAGGTGCCGGAAATAATTTTGGAAAATCGCTTGCAATTAACTCAAATAATATATTTGTAGGCGCTCCGGGGATTAATGCATATAGCAGCGTTGGCAATGTGTATGCATTTACGGAATTGAATCCGCCTTCGTTGGGTTGGAAAACTTTAAGGCAGCAAGACTCATTAGTTGATGTATCCAAGATAAATCGTGCAATTACCATTGATACTACAATTGATCAAGTGCAAAATTATTTAGATGTGATTGATCCTATCAAAGGCAGAATAGCAGGTATTGCAGAACAAGAATTAACATATAAAACCCTGTATGATCCTGCAGTTTACAGCGTTGGAACACAACAGGTAGTTGTTGATACCAATACCAGTTGGATTGAAGATCACGTGGGCGAGCTTTGGTGGGATTTATCTACAGTAAAATACATTTGGTATGAACAAAGCGATTTAGAATATAGAAAAAATTCTTGGGGAAAAATCTTTCCAGGAGCAAGCGTAGATGTATATGAATGGGTCACTAGCAGTTATCTTCCTAGTCAGTGGAGTGCTCTTGCAGATACTCCTGATGGACTAGCCAAAGGAATAAGTGGACAACCCAAATATCCAGATAACAGTGTTGTGAGTGTCAAACAATACTATAATGGAGCCACTGGCGCGACTTCAAACATTTATTATTATTGGGTAAAAAATACAGTTGTTCTTCCTGCGCAGATTAATAGACGATTGTCTGCCAATGATGTTGCAAGTGCAATTTTTAATCCTGCAGGATATGGATTAGAATTTGTTTCTATACTTTCTCCTAACGCACTTGCTGTTACAAATTTAATTTCAAATTTAATAGGAGACACTGTCAATCTAAATATTTCTCAAAATCTTATTAATAATGATATCAAGAGACATACGGAATGGATACTGCTGGGCGAAGGAGTGGCTGCTGATCAGCCTACTACTCTTTTAAATAAAAAACTGATTGACAGTTTGGTTGGTCAGGATAGCCTGGGTAATCAAATACCTGATCCATTGCTCAGTGATAGACAAAAATACGGAATTGAAATACGTCCACGACAGAGTTTATTTGTTGATAGAAAAGCAGCCCTCAGAAACGCTATTGAATATGTCAATACCGTTACATCTCAGTACTTAATTACAGATATGATTGATTTTACACTGCTTAATTCCAAGCAAGAAATACCTGCGGTCTATCTAAATGAATACGATCAATTGGTAGACGTTTACGATGATTTGTTAGAAATAAAAACCAGTCTATTTTCGCCAGCAATTCTGACCTGTAGCATCAGTACAGGTACTGGCACTGTTGGAACTATTTCTTCAGTGAATATAATTAATCCTGGATCATATTATGGAACATTGGTTCCTATATATAGTTCAACAGGATCAATCTTAGCATATCAAGGTCCTACTGTACAAATTTATTCATCGGCAAATTCATTAGATATAAGCGGAGCTGTAATTACCACACAGGTAAATGCTGCAGGTAGCATTATAACCGCAACAATTGTGAATCCTGGAAATAATTTTACAGTCAGTCCTATTCTCGCAGTGAGACCTTTCACAATTATTGTTCAAAATGATGTTAATAGTGATAATCTCTGGGCCAAATATCAGTTGATAAACGGTACATTGAATAAAACTTTTACGCAAAGTTTTGATACTACAAAATATTGGAATTACGTTAATTGGGTCAGTGCCGATTATGATCCAGTTAAACCATTAGCGGCAACCGTGGCCGAAACTTATCTACTTGCTTCTTTATCACTAACACTTGGTGATTACGTTAAAGTTAATAATCAAGGAAATGGAAATTATATAATTTTGCAATATGTTGCTAGAAATGGAACGTTCAGTGATAATTTCAATCTGGTTTGCAGCGAAAATGGCACCATTAGATTCAGCGATGACTTATGGAACAGCGTAAACAATGAATATAATTTTGATTATCATTTTACTTACGATCAAACTTTATATGATCAAACGCCTGTTACAGAATTAATCAATATATTAAATGCTATAAAAAATAATATTTTTATAGGTGAATTATTAGTCTATTGGAATTATTTTTTCTTCAAGGCAGTCAAGTACGCCATGAGCGAACAATTATTTTTGGACTGGGCTTTTAAAACATCATTTATAAATGTTACAAATCTTGCCGGTTCCTTGGATCAACGTCCGGTTTATAAATTTCAAAACAGTCAATATTATCAAGAATATATCCAAGAGGTAAAGCCATATCATACCAAGATAAGGAATTATCAAGTGGAATATAGCGTGATAGATCCTAGTCAGACATACACTACTGATTTTGATCTGCCGTCTTTTTATAATACACTAACTCAGAAATTCACAGTTGCCAATCCAGGTGATAGCATATTGAATTCCTATCCTTGGAAGGGATGGGCAAGTAATTACACTTTAAGCGTTGATAGTATTATTGTTGAAAATCCAGGAAGTGGATATACTTCTGTACCAACTGTTCAAATTATTCCTGCAATGGGTGATACCGGCGCTGGAGCAACTGCAGAAGCATCTATTTCTTTAGGAAAAGTGGTAGGTATAACTGTAACCAATGGCGGAAGCGGGTATACCTCTACGCCTACAGTTTTAGTCGTAGGAGGCGGCTCAACTAATTTAACTTTGGCTTCTGCATATCCTGTAATGATTAATAAAAAAGTAAGGAATGTTACCACAGAAATTAAATTTGATCGTGTTTCAGGAATTTCTGAAATCAGCACTTCTTCAGTGACTGATGTATTTTACTGTGATGGAAACACATTGAAATTTCCTTTATCCTGGGCTGCTGAAAACAAAAAATCTAATATATCAATTAATGTTAATGGGCTTAGAGTATTGGCCACTGAATATAATATAGTTACTTACAAACAATTAACTAACGGATATCAAAAGCTGTATTCAACCTTGATTTTAAATGTTGCTCCTCCTAACGCACATATATTAACAATAACTTATAATAAAAATGTTGATTTGTATTACGCTGCTGACAGAATATCAGCATTTTATAGTCCTACTCCTGGAATGCCGGCAAATAATATTGCACTACTAATGTCAGGAGTTGAATTTCCAGGAACGCAAATACAAGGTCTACCATTTTCTTATACAACAAACTGGGATGAAGCGCCGTTTGGTCAAACATTATATGGTGATGATTCCGATTATTATATCACTAGCGGAGTTGCTGTAACTGCTTCTTCAGGAACATATCAATTGCAGGTAAACAGTATTGCTGGAATAACGCCGGGACTATATGTCAACACAGTTGCATTGACCACTTCAACGTTAAATGACAATAAATTTGGAATCAATAATGTCACTGTGATATCTGTCAATACAGCCGCATCAATAGTGACTTTTAGCACCTCCACTATTGAAACAATTATTGCCGGAACCGTAATGTTAGAATTCTGGGATTTTAACAAAACTTCAGGAATACTTGACACCGTTTTAGATGGCGGAGATCTAGGTTATACAACTGCTACCGGTACTGGGACTGCTGATATAATAGTTGACGCAGATAAATTTATCTCTGCTAATGTAAGCAACAGTCCTGAAGAACTAATCAATGGCAGTGTAAGTGACACATTGGGAATCAGTATTTTTACTAGAGATAATCCTGGAGTACCGTTAGTTACACAAACCTTCGATCAAATTAATCAGATAACGTCTACTTCTATTTTTAATTTGATAACACTTCCTCCCAATACTTCTTCGGTACTTGTTTCGTTTAATAATCGAGTATTAAACTACGGCAATGATTACACTATTAATTTTAATAATCAAACATTAATTATTAATACACAAACCACCACCGGGTTGGTAGGTATTACTGCAATAAGTGCAGGAGGAAATGGATATATTAATTTTAATTACATAGAGGCATCTAACACCAACACAATTAGTCTCAGTATTGGAATACCCAGCGAAATTGGCAGTTTATATGTTAGCCTAAACGGCGTGACATTAACTTCTTCGCAATATAGCTTAAATTCTCAAGGAGAGATAGTTGTAACAGGCCTGGATCCTGCGTCAGTTAATGTATTGCAGGCCTATGCGTTCTTGGGATCCTCATACAGTGTGGTGCATCAACAAACACATATTTTTAACGGTAGAGATACTGCGTTTGCAGTTTTGGCCTATCCAGGAAATACATGGTCTCCAAATTCTCAGGCTATCGTGGAATATAATAACAGTATAATTCTAACTCCTCCTAATACTGTATACTATTCAATTAACAGTAATCAAACAATATTTTTAATTGACCCAAATAACAATTATCCTTCAGGCGCTTTTAGCTTAGGATCGCTCGAGGTATATGTAAATGGAGTTCAACTTAGAAACGGAATAGATTTTATATTGAATCAAAGCGCCGATAGTATTCAGTTTAATAATGGATTTTTGCATACCGGTGATGTAATGGCCATCACTAACTATTCGTTTAGTGATTATTATTTCAAATATGGAGGAATTGACATTACCAATCCTGCATATCACGGATATGGTAGTCAAATTAAAGTTGTTACATTTACAGATGCCACAGGATCATTGATTAGAACAGAGGTATTTAAGAGCCATTCTTCTAGGCAATATAAAATAAGCAGAATCGCACTTAATCAAAATTATCTTTGGGTAACTATCGGCGGCTATCCTTTGATAAATGGGGTAGATTTTTATGTGGGTACTGATAATCAAACGATTATTATTAGAGATACATATCCGTTTGATGGTTCTCAAATGGTTTCTATAATGAGTATGGCCAATGTCACAGACACAGTGTCTTTAGGATATAGAGTTTTTACTGATCTACTGAATAAAACGCAATACAAGAGATTGAGTCAAAATAACACAACGCAATTGGCACAAGATTTACAAATTACAGCAACTAATATTGTTGTACAGAATATATCTGGTTTAACTCCGCCAAATCCTGCACTAAGAACCAGTGGACTGATATTAATTGAGGGAGAATTAATACAGTTTAATGGAATTTCTGGCAATACATTAACTGGAATCACTAGAGGAAGTTTTGGAACAGGATCTAAATCTATATACTATGCTGGAACTACTGTTTTAGATCAAGGATATAGGCAAAATCTTCCATATTCAGAATCCATTGTTCGCCAAGTGCTAACAGCTACAAATACCACATCTTACAGTATAAATGGGATATTGTTAACTACCGCTACTTCTATTAATCAGGTATCCATTTATTATGGAGGACAGTTGTTAAACAAGCAAGGGTATTATCAACAAGATGCATCAGTTTGTTATGACGCTATTACTTCAAACATTATCGGTACAGTATCTACTTCAACCCTTCTTCCAGCTACCACTGTGCTAGGAACAGCTTATCTAGTTTCGGGATCAAATCAAGTTTGGACCTATACTGCATCTAAACTTGCATCAGCTACGACCACAAATGGATATGTTTATAGCGGACTTATGTACGTTAATCCGCAATTTACAATCACAAATGTTATATCAAATGGAACAATCAGTACCGCGACTTTGATATTGAATCTTCCATCAATAACTCCAGGAATTTCAATATCTGTTGTACAACGAACGGCAATTAATAATTTTTATGCCTCAACTACTACCTCATTACTAAATGATACCGGAATCGTAGCTAAAATTTTACAACTAAGTCCGGCCTTGTTGCCTGATAAATATTACTATGAATAATAATGAGAAAAATAAAATGACGGAAAACATGCAAAAAAATCCTAAAACTGCTGACAAACCTAATGAATTGGGGTCAATCAGAGTGCAAGGACACATTAAAATCTTTGATCCAGAAACCAAAGAAATATACGTAGATAAAAGAAACGCTATCAACTACGAAAATTTCTCAATAGCTTTGGCCAACGGCGTTGCGAATTTGAATCAAAGTTTTATCTCGGAAATGGCTTTTGGTAATGGAGGATCACGTATTGATCCTACTGGAATTATTACCTATTTAACTCCAAACACAGTTGGATCTAATGCGGCACTTTATAATCAAACTTATTTCAAGGTAATTGATGCCAGTAACCCATTTGATATAGATCCGGCAAGAAATTTTATGGAAGTAAGACATACTCCCGGAACCTATTATTCTGATGTAATTGTAAGTTGTCTTTTAGATTTTGGAGAACCAAACGGTCAGTCAGCGTTTGACACAGCAGCCAATCAAAGTAGTCCTTATGTTTTTGACGAATTAGGACTTAGGGGTTACGGACCAAATGGGCAAAATACCGGTCCTTTATTAACGCATGTAATTTTCCATCCAGTGCAAAAAGCATTAAACAGATTGATACAAATAGATTATACTGTCAGAATACAAAGTCTGACTAGCGGAAGTTAATTATGCCATACGTTGTGAACAGATCAACATCCACTAATCCCCCAATCATCATTCCTGATGGAACTGCCAATGTTGCCGACACTAGTTTAACTTTGGTAGGTAGAAATTATCCAAATTATGGGCAGGCTTTTGCTCAAAATTTTGTTTATCTACTTGAAAATTTTGCAAGCCCTAACGCTCCTACAGATGCAATACAAGGACAACTGTGGTATGATTCTGCACATGCAAAGTTAAGATATTTTGACGGATTGCTGTGGAATCCGGTTAATGTTGCTTATGTAACTACGTCAGCTGGGCGCGATGCATCAATACCTAACCCTCAGTATGGCGATCTTGCTGTGCTATATGATACTGCTCAAATACAAGTTTTTACCAATTCCGGACCATACGGTAGTTGGCAGTCGCCGTCAACTGCTTTAAATGCCGGATCAATTACTTCGTTAAATCCTGAAAATGTTACCACTCAATTATCGGGTTTAATTCCTGTTGTAGATTTTGGTGGTCAAATTTTTAATACAACAAAATTAAATTTTTTAGGTGATGTTTATCCATCGCTGGTACAAACCGGTATGATAGTATTATGGCCAATGGCTATAAGTACGGTGCCGTCGGGATGGTTGCCTTGCAATGGATTATCATATCCATTTTCAAGTTACCTAAATTTGTACAATGTCATAGGAACAACGTATGGAAATCCGTATCCTAATTATTTCTCCGTTCCTAATTTAATCGGACCAACAACTGGTACCAACACTTTACTTTACATAATCAAGACCTAACACTATGTCATATACAATAATTAATTCAGATGGTACAGTTTTATTAACACTTGCTGATGGAACAATAGATCAGAACGCTACAAGTTTAACGTTGATTGGAAAAAATGTTAATTCTTATGGACAGTATTACAATGATAATCTTGTGGCCATGCTTGAAAATTTTGCTACCAATGGAATACAACCTAGAAGTCCTTTAGTTGGTCAGCTGTGGTATAATAAGAGTAATGGTCGACTCTATGCCTATACTCCTTTTAATACATTTAATCCGGTTGGCATCCCTGCTGTTTCCCCTAGTCAGCCTGTGGCTCCTAGTATTGGGGATTTTTGGATTGATAGCATAAACAAACAATTGTATTTTACAACAGATGGCTTAAATTTTACCTTGGCCGGACCACCTAATTCAATTAATTCAGCAACCATTAGGAATGGATGGTATGTTGATTCAATTATAGACAATGCCAGTAATTCTAGGTTAGTGGCCAGTTTATACAACAATAACAGTTTATTAGCAGTAGCATCATCTGCAACATTTACCTTTGGCACAAATTTTAATGGGATGAATTCTACCAATGTGGGCATAACATTAAATCCCGCCATTCAAGGCAATATGTTTAATGGTATGGCTAGCAGTGCGCTTACTGCTAATACCGTGAACACAGTGAGTCAAAGTTATGTATTGCTGTCATCAAACAGTATAAATCAAACTATAACCGGCCCACTGACTCTTCAAGGACGACTGCAGGCTTTAGATTCTAACGGAATTAGTGCAGGAACCAGCGGCGAAATTTCGATCACTACGCTGCCAAATGGATATGCCTATCTAAGCAGCAACGCACAAGATAATCTATTATATGTTAGAGTCACTAGCAGTTTAGTAGGCGGATATATTAATGCCATGGTCGTTAATCCCAACGATAACTCTGCAAATACTGCCACAATTACATTTTTTCCAGGATCAAATAGTTCGCAAGTGACATTTGCAGGAAATGCAGTAGTTTCTGCAAATCTAACAGTAAATGGGACCTTGACCAATCTTAATTCCACAAATGTCAACATAAAAAGTAAAATACTATCGCTGGCCACAGGTCAATCGGTTCCTAGTGATAATTTTGCCAATGGTGGAGGAATTACGCTAGTTGGATCAACCAACCATACTATATCCTGGACCACTTCTTCCGGAAAAGCCTGGCAAGTGTCAGATAATTTTAATTTGATATCGTCAACCGGAACTTATCTAGTAGGCGGAAATCCGGTATTAACATCTTCAACATTAGCATCGGGGGTTTCTTCCGCTCCTGGGTTAACAAGTTTAGGAACACTAAAATATCTTACTGTAACAAATATAACCATTACCTCTAGCACCATCTCAACAACTTCGTCCGGTGCGGCGGCAAATTTGTATCTAAGTCCTGTAAATGGCGGAACGGTTGATGTTTTAGGTAATAAAATAACTACCTTATCGACTTGTACCAATCCGTCTGATGCTGCCAATAAGTACTACGTTGATAATATTTTTGCCAAGGTAGGAGCCAGAGGATATGCATTTAGCATGGATATCACTGCCATGTCCAATCCGCCAAGAAATATCATAGGATATCTAAATGCTGTGTTGCCTATAACCAATAGTGATTCAACCTATAATTTAACCACAGGAACTTTTGCCAATGTCCTGTGTTCAACTAGTACTGCATATATTCCTAGTCAACCTATAACGGTAAATCAAACCGGGGCAGTTACAGTGTTTGATACTAACGGAGTACAACAATCTGTATTAACTGGGGTAGGAGCAACTCTTCCTGCCATTAGTTCAACACAACAAAATCCAATTATTACCATAGCATATAGTGTTTTAAAATTCCAAATTCTTGCAGGCCCGTCAGGATTGGCATGGACCTATCAGGGAGTAGTACCTGTAGTGCCAACAAATTAATATTAAAAGGAATTCAACATGCCATATACAATTACTTTAACCGACGGAGCGACACTTACAACAATTCCTGACGGACATTATGATAACACTACAAGTTTGACTCTTCCTGGAAAAAATCTTTCAGGGTATGGGCAAATACAAAATGAAAATTTTATATATTTGCTAGAAAATTTTGCAAATACCTCTGCACCGGCGGGTCAATTACTAACTGGACAACTTTGGTTTAATAAAACTACCAATTCCTTAAACGTATACAATAACAGCAACTGGCAGCCGTTGTCGGTGATATCGACCAATCAATCTGTTGCTTCAAACTTTGGAAATTTTTGGTATGATACTGTAAATAATCAATTGTCAATCAATACAGGATCTGGTTTTACCGTAATTGGGCCGGAACAAGTTCCTGGCTACGGAACAACACGATTGATTTCAACACAATTAACCGATATCAATAATAATAATTATGCTGTTATTGAATGTTTGGTTAATAATGTTGTTGTTGCCATTATTAGTCAACGCGCATTTACACTTAGTAATGCAGTTAATCCTATCGCAGGTTTCGCCAATATCTCAAATGGCATCACCTTATCGGCTACTTCCATACTATCAGGATTGAGTTCGTCGGCTACCAATGCGTCTTTACTATTAAGTTCGGATCAAACTCAATACATTCCTGCATCAACTATAGCATATAGTAATACTATTGTACAAAGAGATACGCAAGGTAATATTTCAATAAATGGATTGGCTACAAACGCTACCAACGGCATTATATATGGATCCTGGCAGGCTGATACCGGAATATCTCCCACTGTAAATGGAGGATCTAATTTAGGATCATCTTCTTTACAATGGGGATCCGTTTACGCTCAAGCCGTTAATTCTACAGTTGTTACTGCTGGAACAGTCAATGTAGGTACTGTTAATTTTTCAGCGTTGATTGATCAATTTTCTACTCTTGTGAATAAATTTGATAAAGATAAAACTCTTTCGGCAAATTCTGATGTAAATGTTCCTACACAAAAAGCAGTAAAAAATTATGTTGACACTCAAATCAGCCAGGTCAGCTTGCAACAAGGACCTACTGGATATACTGGATCAGTTGGTCAACCCGGAAATACTGGATATACACAAAGTTTATCTCCAAATGGATACACTAAACTTCCTAATGGTATGATTATGCAATGGGGCACCGCCAATAATTTATCCAATCCTATATTAGGAAATAGCAATTATGGTCCTTTTACTTTTTATACTCCGTTTACTACAGCTTGTGTTCATGTAGGCGTAAGTTTGCTGTTGAGCAATGGAAAACCTGCACAAATCGCAGCCAGTGCATCTGCTTTTGGTACAAATCAATTTTATGTTGCTACAGGAACAGGCAGTGGAGCAAATGCAAATGGGTATACCTACTTTGCAATTGGATACTAAAAGGAGTAAATATAGCTAATGCCTTATATATTAAAAAATTCAAACGGAACTACGTTGACTACGGTTGCTGATGGATCAGTAAACAATAGTACCTCATTGACGTTTGTGGGCAGAAATTATGCAGGATATGGTCAAATTTTAGATCAAAATCTTCTATACCTATTACAAAATTTTTCAAATAATACCAGCCCTAATAATCCCATACAAGGTCAGTTATGGTTTAATTCGTCTGCTGCTAATGAAAATCTAAATGTTTACGATGGCAGCAAATTTAGACAAATTCCAATAATTGATTTGCAACCGGGTACAAATGCCATTGGCAATTTTTATTTCAATACTGCTACCAATACCTTAAATATTATAGATCCAGGCGGTTTGTCTCAGACTATTCAATATGCGGCTTCAAGCGGAAATATTGGATCGGCAGTAGTCACAATATCAGATAGCGCAAATACAGTTCATTCGGTTTTAGCAACACAATTTAATGGATTAATTGTGTCTGTACAATCCGCTAATTCATTTTTAGTTAACACCTCTGATCCTTTATATGCGGCTTTTCCTTACGTTACTTCTGGAATTACCTTAGCAAACGCACCCTTGGCTTCTAATTTAGGAATTATGATTCCTTATTCAGGAAATCTCATTTGGGGATCAGCATCAAATTCAATTACTGCTAATAAATTGCAAGTTACCTCAAACGGCGCGATATCATATCTATCAGCATCAGTAAACACATCAACCAACAGTATTGCAGCCAGAGACAGTAGTGGTAATTTATATGCTAACACATTCGTTGGAAATTTAATAGGAACAGTAATAAATGGTCAAGGCGGTGTAGCTGCCAATTCCGTACAAAACGGAGTAAATTCAATGATCTTTAATTGGGTGGGTGGAACTAATGGCAGCCCATCATACATATGGGGATCAAATACCAGCACATCTGCATATGCCTGGCCGGCTGGTAATACCACAGTTGGTTTTGCAAATACAGCTTCGTATGCACTTTCAGTCAATCAAAATGCAAGTAACAGTTGGGCTGCTCCGCAGATATTTTACAACTCTGCAAATTTTATATCAGCAGTAACTTTTCAAAATTCTTCAAATGTTGCATTTACAGGGCAAACAATTTTTAGCAATCAAACACAGTTTGCTCCAAGTAAATTTACGCTTATCAACGATGGAGCTGCCACGAATCCCACATACTACGGAATAGGATTTAAAGAAATTCCTCAGAATGTAAAATTAAATAATTATTCAACTGTGTCAAGCGATTCTGGAAAACATCTTCTTTTCTCCGCAAACATCGCAGCGACATTTACTATAGACGATGCAACAGTGAATTATAATTTTGGCACAGTGATTACATTTGTTAATATGGGTACCGCTAATCTTACCATTGTGTTAAATGGTACCGGATCTGCTCTTTATCTAACCGGTGCAGGCACGCCAGGATCAAGAACTCTTGCGCCATATGGTGTAGCTACCGCTATGAAAATTGGCACACTTCAATGGATCATGTCTGGATCAGGATTGAGTTAATGGCCGGAATCTTAAATGCAGGATTTTTTGGATCTTTTAATCCCATAAAATTAAATAATCATACTTTAAGTAATCGACTAAGTGTTGGCTATTCTCTACTCAATACCGGACAGGCGGTAGGACTCATCGGTGCTCAAGGAGGTCAAACATCACAATTTTATCCAGGAGAATGGTTAGTGGCAGGAAATGCTGCAAATTATGATGTCTATGCCACGTTCTCGTTAAATCCTCCAACTAGCGGAATAACAAATACATGGCTAAATTTAGGCACTTCACAAACGTGGACCAATTACGGCAGTGGAATCGGCGGTGAAGTTATCTGCGTGCTGTCGATCAAAATCGCGGCTACCAATAATCATTCAAAAATTTTATCTACTGCAACCATAACATTAGACAACCTTGGTGTAGGAGCCGGCAATATATTCCGTTAAACTGACATTGGGGCTGGAATGATTTCGTAGCAATTATATCCAATTAGTTCAATATCCAACATTGTAAAATCTGTTATTACATCGATATCTTGATTAAGTTGAATCCGAGGCAAGTCAAACGGTTTACGACCTAGCTGTTCTTTCACTTGTGCCACATGATTGTTGTAGATATGGGCATCACCCAATGTCAATATCAATTCACCTACTTCTAGATTACAAACCTGTGCAATCATGTGTGTAAATAATGCATAACTGGCAATATTGAAAGGCACTCCTAAAAACATATCTGCAGATCTTTGGTATGTCTGGCAACTTAGTTTGCCATTATTGACATAAAATTGACTCATCATATGGCAAGGAGGCAAAGCCATGAGATCTAATTCTCCAGGATTCCAAGCAGTTATAATATGTCTACGGCTGTAAGGATCTTGCTTGATACCATTGATCAATTCAATCAATTGATCATGATTTTGTAAAATAACCTTGTTTACTCGAACCAGTGGTTTACGCCATTTGCGCCATTGTACGCCATAGATACGCCCCAAATCACCTGCATGGCGTTTCATGCGCTTTTCAACCCAATACTCAGCATTGGCATTATCTGTCCAGATAGTTTTTTTATCGCTGTATCTATGACCATGTAAAATTTCTTTTAGTCTATTTTCATCTCCGCTGCCCTCAATAAACCAAAGTAATTCGCTCACCACTGCCCGCCATGCTAGTTTTTTGGTAGTTATCGCAGGAAATCCTTCGGCAAGATCAAATCTCATTTGTAAACCAAATTTACTAATGGTACCTGTTCCGGTTCGATCTGGACGCTGCTCACCATTTTCTAAAACATCACGAAGCGCGGATAGATATTGTTTCATTTTTTTAATATTCTTTTATTTTGTATTTGTGAGTGGTTTTTCTTGAACCATGATAGATCTTCTTTGAAGGTTGGCCAAGGCATTGAATCATTAAATCCAACACCTTGGCTTTTGTCAACAGCAACAATACATGAGATCATTCAACTTCGATCTGCGGAACTTTTTTCTTAGATTTTGGAGGATCTAATTTATCTGCTTCCTTGCGTAAATGGGTAGCCTCTGTGTAAAGTGCATCAGCTCTAGCTCGCATCTCTTCTGGTGTCAAGTCAAACTTAGCTTTATCGCTTGATACCGATTCGTTAACAGGGCTTTTCTTCTTATTACGTGAAGGCTTTTCCGCATTTTCGTCTTTGACTGCTAAATCTTCAACGCTAACGCCTTTTTGTTGAGCAATAATCTTGTTGAGCTCATCCAAAGGAATTTGAGATTGGCTGTCAGGAGTCATAAGAACCATGTGGGTAGGTACTTTTTTTAAATGACCCTGACTATGCAAATATCCTAACATAACACTGCCGTCTGGAAATCTCCTAGTGGCCAAAACATCGGCCAGTTCGTTAGACTGCTGAGCAGTTTCACTTTCAATCAAACTCATCAAGCTGTCATGAAATGCATCTGCCAATCCCTGAGTACCCACTACCAGAGCAGAAGTTGCATCTCCTGGTAGAGTTCTATAAACCACAGCTAATCTCGCTGAGTTATTTTTCATTTTACCAACATGTTTCATATAATATCCTTATTAAGCTACTGATTTTTCAGTTGTAGCTGTCTCAAGAGCATTAACAAATGTATCTAATTTTGAGAAAACTGTGCCAACTGCCAACATTTCCGATGCAGCAAACGCGCCTCGACGAGACGCCATATCAACCACGGCGCGAAGGTTCTTTAAATCGCTCAATTCCAACGAAACTGGCGTCTGCTGTTGTGAAACATTTTCTGTATTCTCTGTCATAATATCTCCTTTATTTTTGTAATGTGTATAGACTACGGTTAATTTTATACCTATATTATTTACGCCAATTTAGTCGCTTGGCTAAATTTTTTAATCTCTTTTATTTAAATAAGGACACGCTAAACTAAACATAGTAAGTTCTCTCGGATCTTCCAATCCAATTTCACATACATCTACTGTTTTTCGCTTTTCATCAAGTCCGTGTACAATGCTAACGCAATATCTACTATTTAGATTAAAATAAATCCACTGATCAATTTTTTCAACTTCTTGAATCGATGAGATTTTTATAATTTCAAAATGAATAGGAATGTAGGGCAATCTTCTTTGCCCTACAATGTTAAGTGGATTCACAGTTCCTTTTATTAGAGACATTTACTTGTAATGCGCGGTTTGACCAAATGGAGCAGTAATAGAATCACTGCCGTGAATGATGAATAAAGTTTCGCAATAATCTTCATCACCCCACCCGCCGCCGGGTTGACCGTCGGTAAACATGATAAAACGTTTGGGTTCGATTCCATGTTCTTTCATAAATTCCCAATTGGCTTCAAACAAAGTACCGCCGCCGCCTTTGACTTCATACTCTAAAATTTCATCAGCATTATCACCAGTAAATTTGGCATAATTATAAACTCGTGTATCAAAACACCATAGATCCAATTTAAAATCAACGTATTCGTCCATGATGCCTTTGACTTCGCTAATCATTTCTTTGGCCTGAGTGTTGGTAATACTGCCACTCATATCAAAAGCCACTGCAACATCGATTGTTTCTTCGTTCATCATACCGGGCAATATTGCACCACTGTGCTGACTTTTACGATTGGGTCGAGAAAAACTGAAATTATTTTTTATGATGCTTTGAATATTCATGCGCAACATCTGCCGCCAATCCATTTTAGGTTCAGTAAAATCTGAAATCATGCGACGTATACCTTCGGGAATCTTACCAGCACCCGCACTTTGCGCAGCGGCTACCATGGCTTCTTTAATTTCATCTCGAATTTGTTTACGTTCTTCGGCGGTTAGTTTAGGACGACCTCCGGATCCATCTGTACTACCGTCATCGCCGCCGCCACTATTTTCACCATCTAGATGTTCATCTAATAGCTCGCCCAATTGTTCAAAATCAATCTTTGGAGCTTTTTGATATAATTCATCATAGACCTGTTCATAACTCCAGCCTCTATATTTGTTATCTTGGAAAATTTTGATAAAAGAAGGTACTTCGCCAATACGTTCATCTTTGCAGATTTGATTAACAGTATAATCTGCTGCGATGTTTGAAAGTACCGGATCTCGACTACTTCGTCGACCAAGATGATCAAATACATTATGCAGTACTTCATGAGCAAAACAAAATTCTGCTTCTTTTGGTTTGATTTTATTAACAAATTCATTGTTGTAATAAAACTTACGTCCATCCGTGGCCACAGTTGACAGCCATTCGCTGGCATCAATCAGTGTAAGACGGGTGGCCATATTGCCAAAGAATGGATGTCTTAGCAATAGACCGATACGTGCAGTTACAAGTTTTTCAACGATTTTATTTTTTTCTGCATTGGAAAATTCTCTCGTCTTGGTTTTTTTAACCTTTTCTTGTTTCATAATAGTGGTCATAAAATTACCTATTCTTGTTTATAAAGTTATTAATGATAAAAGGGGCTTTGCCCCTTTTATCTTATCCTTCCATTGCTTGGATAATAAATTTTCCATATTTGGCATGAAACTCATCAAAGTTTTTAAGTTTACTGGCATCAAACGGCAAGTTATAATTGGTCAATGCAATTTTTGCGCCCATCACTGTTAATTCGGTTGGAAAATTGTCCATCATAAAACGAAAGAAATTATCGGCCATTACATCCCAATTTTTTACTTTCTTTTTATCGGATTCTTGCAGTTCATAGCACATGCTGATATTCAAAGAATACATAGCAGATACTTCTTTGATAGAGCATTTTTGCACCTTGCCTAATAAAATATCTGTTGGATTAGGCATCTGTTTAGCAACTTTTCGATGTGCCATAAATTTAACAGCAAGTCCTTCGCCCACTGCTCCTGCAATCAAATCAGTTAGTGTGCCTTCGTCAAGATCGTCATCCTCGAGAAGATTGCTCACAAAAGTCCAACTACGCGGAGTTGCAAATGCTCGACTTGCACTTTTTGGTTCAAAATCATAAAGATCCTGTTTGGCAAAGCTGAGATATCCAACCACTTGCTCGTGAATCTTGTTATTGGTCGCCCAATTGAGATAATCCTCAAAATCAGTACGAAGTTCCACGTGCAAGAAACGATTTGCCAACGGAGCCGGCATACGATATGTAACACCTTTATCAGTTTCTCGATTACCAGCAGCAACAATGCTAACACCGTCGGGTAACTTATAGGTACCAACACGGCGGTTAAGAATTAATTGATAAGCAGCAGCCTGTGTGGCAGGAGCTGCAGAGTTCAGCTCGTCTAAAAATAAAATTGCTGTACTATCAGGATCTGTAGGAAGTTCTACAGGTGGAGCCCAACACATCGTGCCTAGTTTGGAATTAAAGTAAGGAATTCCTTTAACATCAGTGGGTTCCCACAGACTCAAACGAACATCAATCACTTCTCGACCTTGTTCTTCGCCTACCTGTTGAACAATTTCGCTTTTACCGATACCAGGAGGTCCCCATAAAAATACTGGACGTTTGATTTTGATACATTTACGAATGCTTTTTTTAGCTTCGTTAGGGCTAACTGTGCGATTTGCGGAAATTTTTTCTGCCATGTGACACCTTTGAAATGAGTTTCGATTAAAAATTACTACTGAAGCGTTATTTTATTAGATTTTTAATTCAGTGTCAATGAATTTTTGAAAGAGTATTTTTGGATTTACCAAATTTGTATAAATCGCCGCCAAACAATATCATTTGTACCGCTACTTTTTCTCGAGAAACATAGATGGCAGTTTTATTAATATACCATGGACAATCTATAAACTTATCTAGCCAAATAACCAATTGACTTGTCCAAACTGTATTTCCTGGTAAATCAATTTTATAAAATTTTAAAAAGTTACTGAATGATTTAAATCCTTCCGAGGTTAAACGCAGACTTCTTTCACCATTTGTTCTTATATTAAACCACCAAGATTTATAGTTTTTTCGTATCAAGACATCGTCGGGTGTTTGGCCCAAGGAATCTTTTAATGTTTCCAAGGTTAATTTATATTTGGTATCCATGATGCATTGTACTTATGCGACCTTTTGGCCGGTTACTAATTTATAAACAGAAAAATCATTGGTATTGAATAATTTGTTTAATTTTTCTGACAAATTTAATGCGTGACCAACATTGGAAAAGGATACCTTTTTGTATTTAGGTCCTACTTGTTGTGCAACAATTGAGTTGGTTTTAAGATTAATAGGGCTATCTTTATAAAAAACTGCCCAAATTGCCTCGGCTTCTAACACCTGTTCGGTTTTAAAATTTTTTTTATTAGTGATTTCTAATAAAATATTAGGTTTTGGACGTGACATAGTGTGTTCCCTATTGAATTACACACTTATTTATTCAAACTTTTTTTAAAACAGCCCTCCGTCCATTTTTATGGACAATGATGCAGGCTGATTTTGTGAATTTTGTAATTTTTCGTCTAATTCACCTGCAAGCCTAGTCATTACTACAGCTAGACTGTCTGACAACATTTGCACATCTTTTATATCTAAAATTAATTTTTTTTGATTATTTTTGATAGCGATTCTTGCCTTTTCGAGATAATTTTCAATAGGTAATGTATTGAGTTGATTCATTGTTTATTGACCACATTTAATTGAATTTTCATTTCTTGTTCGGTCTTAAATGGTCCTTGATAAGGATATCGTTCTAGTGTAATCAATTTTGGACAAAAACTTTTTGCCCACCTTTTACGGAATTTAATTATATAATATCCTGCGCAGTATAAACTTTTACTTTTTGAATTCTTAGAATAAATTGGTAATTTTTTCTTTATATTGTACACAGAATTAAATGGACGACAGCTACAAGGAAAGTCATAGATTGAGTTAATATCATTATTTTTCAAGTTTGACTTGATATTATTGAGACTTTCTTTAAAAAGTTCTTCGCCAAATTTTGATTTTACCGCAGATATGTCTTTTAACTCTATTTTCTTTCCTTTGGTAAAAAATGCATATCCTTTTTCTTGTTTATTTAGAGTTCCAAGTTTACTTCCATGTTCTTCTAAAATCCATGCTTTATTAGGAATTAATACTTTTGCGTTGGTATTCATATATATCTTCTTTATTATTTAATATGATTGATATTTGGCATTTAATGCTTCAACATAGCTGTCAATTTGCTCTGTTATTTTTACTAAACTATAAGAATTACAAAACTTCAATAATCGTATTCCTACCTGACCAACATTTTTATTTTGATTTCGAGCATTATCTATTGTCTCTTTGATAACTGCTTTAATTTCTTCGGGCTGTGCGGTTAGATCGCACAATTGAACATTTCTTTGATAATCTTTAATCACCTGATGCTCAACTCCTTCGTGATCAGTCCAGCGTTGGAGCATTAAATTATTCCAATTGTATCCTTTAGAATTCCTATCTGCATACGCCTCTTGCAATCCAACTTTATTTTTAGTGCCTTTGGTTCTTACGCCGGGATATGCGCTAAAGATATTGTCGCTGGTGTCTCCGCGCATGCATTTTTCAAAAAGTAACCACTCTGGATCCGGCGCTGTTTTTTCCGCATTGGTTTTCTTATCTACAACGGGCTTGCCTTTTTCGTCAAAATAACCTTCATGAGTAATAGTTACTCCGCTTATTCCGTTATACTGACGAACATTAGGCGCCACTAATTGTGCAAAATCACCATCGGTACTAATGATAACATGATCCTTGTCTGGATGTGACTGTATCCATCCAGCAATGAGATCATCGGCTTCCAATTGTGGATGCTGTAACACAGTACAATTCGTTTTATCTTTAACAAAGTCTTTAAATTGATCAAATGTTTCCCAAAAAATACGATCTTCTTCGGCTTCTTTGGGACTTTGTGCGGCACGCGCTTCGGTACGCTGTCTTTTATAAGGCGGGTAAATATCTTTACGCCAAGATCTTCCTTCTAGACAAAAAACCACATGACTTCCATTAAAATCTTTCCAACTTTTCCTAATACTGGTCAAGATGGTGTGTATGCTCATGCCAACTTTGTCATCCAAACTTCCCCATGTGGCGTGTCTGGCGCGAAAGAATGTGTTAGCTGTATCTACAAGAATATATGTCATTAGCTGATTTCTGACCTTCCGTCCCCTAGATTTTGGACGTTAATGTAACCACTGCCTCTACGGTCCATTTCAACTCCGGTTTCTGATGCCACATTTTTACAGATTTCTCTAAACCATGCATCAACCACTTCTTCGTCACTGTCGCCGTAGTACCCTTCAGCCTTCAATTGTACAACAAAATGATCATTCCAGTCAAGCTCAAAGAACCCGTTGCGGATATTTTGATCATTGATGTGAGTTTGCAGCACATTGATATAGGGTTCTTTTTTGGAATTGGCGATTTCTTTAGGAGTCATCCTAGCAAATGCTTCGGATACCCGACGCTCTTCGTCGGCACGCGCAGCAGCAGCCGTGGCTTCTTCGGCTTTTTGAAATGCCTGTTGTGTTAAACTGTCTAGTTTTTCTTTAAGTTGTTTTGCTGTTTCTACCTCAGCTTCGATCTTGTCAATACCAAATAACTTTTTAATAAATTTTTTCATAAATTTCCTATCGATGAAATCGACCTTTGCTATGATCAACCATTTTGTGCACTTCAGGACCCTGACTCACAAAGTCCATGCCGGCAGATCTACCTTCATAAATCCTGCCATTCCACGTCATGGGTAATTTAATAGTGTTATTGATAATAACCGTCATCTTATCTTGATGTTTAAAAAAGATAACTTCTGCATCAACAGCTTTTCCGTTCTTTTCCTGAGTAACTTTACAATTTTTGTCGTGCCGATAAGAATCCATCATGTTCCCCAAGCATTTCCAAATAGATCGCATTGCAGTCTTGGACTATAACGCCAGCCTTGACTCATGGCATATTCTGCCACTTGACGATTATTCATTTCATATGTTTCCACAGTTCCGCCTACTGGCATCAAGTAGACTGGGCACAAAACATCAGCTTGGCGATAAGCTTCCACAGCACGATTAACATCGACCAAATCATCAGTATTGGCAACAACAAACTTAAGATACAGATTGCTACCACCATTAATAGATAAATCATAGTAAGATTTAACAACGTAAGGCTGAATCGCTTCCTCCCAATTCTCACCGCTAACCGTGAGTTTCGGGCTGCAGGACCAGGTGATGTGTAAATTGTTTCTTTGTTGTAGATAATCGGAAAAATCCTTGTGAAGCTTTTGAGTTGCATTTGTTTCAAATGTGAGATTTTTTAGATCTCGCATGCCTTCGTGTTCTAATAGGTCAATATAACTGCGTTGCCAGCCCAATAAAGGTTCGCCTCCGGTTATAACCAAGTGTATATCTTGACCGTTTGGTTGTGTCCACTGATTATTTGGTATCAATTGTAATAAGCGTTCTACAATGGCGTCCGTATCATTTTTAATTGCAAATTTTTTAAATTCTGAATATACACTTGAATATGAATCACATCCGGTTTTAACTAGCGGAAGATCATCAAATGTTTTATATTGATCAATATTTTCAATTATTTTCTCAACTTCAGGATTTTTATCTTGGATAACTTTTGAAGAACGACCAAATGATTTACATTTAAAATTGCAACCAAAGGTTCTAAAAAAAACACTAGGAATACCGGTCCATACTCCTTCACCTTGCAATGAATAAAATGTCTCTGTATAATGTATTTTCATTTTTTTACCTTTTAACTGTTTTAATTCCGTATTCTTCAAAAGTTAGTCCGACAAAATCTGTAAATTCTGGATGAATTAATACAAATATTTTACTAATTATAGCATTTCTATTAATTACAATCAACGTATTTTTTGAAAATGTCGGATATAATTTTAACAAATCTATACTTCCTTCGCAGTATCCTTTTGGAGTTTCATATGCGTATTTTGATGCTGCTAAACTCCTAATTCTTGATCCTTTTTTAACATTTCTTTTTTTCCGAGCAGCAAGTGTTTTTTTTAATTTTGTTTCGATAGAATCTTTTCTTCCCTTTGCAATTGCTGCATAAAGCACACCGTTATATTTTTCAAATAGTTTTTTAGGTATTCTTGCAACTTCTTCTGTGATTAAATGTTTTGCTACTACTGTATTTTTACTATATTGGCTAACTATTTTTGAGTGTTTTTCTCTGATATAGGAGTACACTCTATTAGTAATTTTATAATTTCTTCCAGAATGAATAGAATAAATCATTTTATGCAATGCCTTTATCATTTTAGGATTATTGGTAGCTTTTGCTAATAAAAGATGTGCGATAAAATGATGTCTAGCACTTAATTTAATTAAATTAGTTCCTTCTGTTCCTCCAATAGATCGAGGAACAATATGATGCATTTCGGTATATCCGGAAAAATTAATAGTTTTACAGATTTCTATGAATTTAATATATCGTTCAATTAAAAGTATTTTAGGATTATGAGAATATTTTAACAAATATATTTTAAGGTCGTTAGACATTAGATTTTACTCCAGTAAAGTAGTAGAAGGCTATCTGTGTTACTGGTACAGAAGGATGATCAGTCCTTTCGCCTTCTACCACTTATTTATTTTAACATTATCTAAATTTGGATCATGATAATTTCCTTTTCCTGGGATAACGTGCCTTACTCCACCTCTAGGATTGTCTACATCGCCAAATTTCCTTGGAATAAGATGCACATGCGGCCACATCACAGTTTGTCCTGCAGCCTCGCCATAATTAATTCCTATATTGAATCCATCCCATACTTGATTTGTTACTTGATCTTTTCCATAACGAACAGCATCTTCAAATGCGTCATTTAGAATGTAGATACTATTATATCTTGGAACAAAAAGCAAATGTCCTTCACTTACCGGAAATTTATCTCGATATATGATCACATGAAAATCTTCACGGAAAACATCTTTCCAAGGAACGTTTGCATCCTCAATCACTGCTGGTCCATCAAAAATCCTATCTACATCGATATTTGTCATGCTATTTCCACCATACTTCGTAAGGAAATTCAATCCAAACATTGTCGTTGGATTTGTTGATCTCCATTCCCACAAAATCCATACTTACTTTACATTTGCTATCAAGATTATCTACTATCACTGCAAATTTAACATTGTTATTCCAAATATTATCCCATCGCTCAACAGAGCATATTCCCGTCTGCCAGTCGTTTATAATCCAATTAAACGTAGCACCACTATCGTTAATGTCATCCACGATCAGCATGTTTTTTGGAGCATCCATGTCGTAGCCATATGCGTCCTCGGCCATGGCACCATGACTGACACAGATTCCTCCGTCGCGCAAACTGACTTCTAGAGGCTGCATAGGGATATCAAAATAATGACTGATCATGGTAGCGGCCATTAGTCCTCCGCGGCTGATTCCTACCACGTAGTCAGGACGCCAACTGCTGTTTACAATTTGCCGGCATAGATCCGATACCAAATTTTCATATTGATCGTAAGTTAATCTTAATTTTTTAGTATTAGCCGACGACATTTTAGCCATGTCCTTTCATGGAAAGACAAATATCATAAAATTCTTTTTTCAATGCAGGATCACTGTTAAACGCACCCAACATGATAGCAGTAGTCATGTCGCTTTCATGTTCTCGAACTCCTCGCTGTGTCATGCAGTGATGTTCTGCCTTTACTACCACTGCAATATGCTCTGTCTTGGCATACTCTCGCAACGCATCTGCGATTTGTGTAGTCATTTCTTCTTGTATCTGCGGACGTTCACAGATATGATGCACCAGTCTATTGAATTTACTGAGACCAATAACATCATCTTGTGGAACAATGCCAACCCAACATTTTCCAACGATATTTTGAAAATGATGCGCACATGTTGAACGGATGCTGATAGGACCAGTGGTATATAAACTTTTGTAACCCATGTTGGGAAAAGCAGTGATTTTAGGAACTGCTCGATAACGTCCGCTAAAAGTTTCCTTGATAAACATTTTGGCCACACGACGCGCAGTGTCTTTGGTATTATGATCATTGTCAATGTCGATCACCAAAGATTTTAACACGCCCTGCATCTTTTCTGCCACTTCTTTTACTAATTGTTCAAGTTCTTCGTCGTCCTTGATAAACTCAGAAATGTTATCATTGCTGTGATAACGAGCGCCAGAGAGTTCAACTCGATTTCTAATAATATCGCTTATGTTTTGCATTTTTTCCTCCATTGCCTATAATAGCAAAGATATTTAGGCAAAGTCAAATCTGCCTAAATAAATTGTGTTAAAATTTGTGTTCTCTATTATGTTTACGATAATCGGTAGACATGCGTAACCACTGTTCGCCGTTGCCTTCAATGATATCAACAATTCGATCAATGGTTTTATCAGTCCAATCGCTAATCTTGCCCATACCGGTGTGAGGATTTTGCAGCAGGATTTTTAATTTATCAATTGCGTCATCAATGGACCAGGGCGTGTACAAACGTGTATAATCATTGGAAAAAGTTTCTGGAAAACTGCGATAAGCAGGATACAGCACATTGCATCCTAGGGTATCTGCTTCAGATACAGTATTAGATACCCAATCTTGCAACGCACAATTAAATAGAACACGAGTATCATTGAGCAAATCATAGTAAGAATTCTTTTCTAAGTCCTCGTAAACAGTGAGCAAGTTTCGCTGTTGCAATTCGCGTGTGCGAGACATATAACTTTCATTATTAGATCTAAGTTTAGAACCAGAAAAAACTGCAAACTCTACACTAGGCAAACTCATTGAATGCCATTTTTCAATCAAATCCATATAGAAGTCTGGCTGTTTTTCTTGATCCCAACGGGCAGCAAATCCAACTCGCATGGTTCGCTCATGGAAAGGTTTGATTTGATTGTTGACTCTTTCAAGCACCTCTGTTTTACCAAAAGCCAGTCCTGAAATGTTATAGATTGGAGCCGTCCATCCTGCAACCTTCATGTGCATGACCATTTCTTCGTTGGATGCAAGGACCGCTCCTTTGGAAATGCTAACAATTTCGTTAACCATGCGCTCGTAATCGCCCATCCATTTCTGCAATCCCCAGACATGAACAAAATCATCAGGATCAATTGATTGCGCAAGACAACGTACAAAAATACGAGGACGCATATTTTCAGGAATTTGGTTGATAATATATCCCAAACTTTCAAAGCCGGGTTGAAACATATCTTCAAAGTAAATAACATCGTCGCTGTTAACTTCACCCTGCTGCATCAGTCGTACAAGATTCATCATTTGACTCATACTAAAATAAGATCGACCGTGTGCATCAAGCACTTGCCCGACAACGATTTTTTGACTGCTATCCAGGGTAAGACCCGGAACATATGACACAGTAAGTCCGCGTCGGTTAAAAACTCTGGTGTTCCATTCACTTAATTGTAAAGTATAACGGGCTTGATAGGATTCAAGCCCCATATAATATAATTGTCTCATTGTTAATTCTTCTTGATATAAGATTTACGATCTTGATTATTGGAAAACTTTGCATCTGAACGATCCTTATTGTGAGATCGATCTCGATAATCTCTATTTGATTTTCCAGACTGAGATTTTTGAAAGTAACGGTATTCCTTGGATCTATATAAATCCGAAGGATTGAATGGAAGTAGATTAAATCTACAGTGATCATGCCATGCTTCGAGATCTTCGAAGATCCTGGTTACTTCCGGTTTCATACGCGAAGATTTATAGTTATTGTTGTAATTGCTGTTTGACATTTTTACTTCCTTATTTTTAAGGTTTATAGATGTGTTGGAAATTGAATGAAGCAGCCATTCTCGCCATCTTCACTCACGGAAATCCAAACCTCACGGATTGGATATCGTGCGTTAATTGTGTGATAAAGATCACGTGCAATCATTTCGCAGGATTTATAGTTAAGCTCAAGTGTGCCATTGGAGTAGCAGCTCTCAAGCCAACGTTTAAACTGGATAAATTCTAAGTCTCGATCATCATGATACACCTCAATCCATACCTTGAAATGAAAGATATGACGATGTGGATAACTTAGAAAACTAACATCCTCTAATTCCGGGGAGGTAGCCGCGCCGGGATATCGATGTATACCTTCTTTTTGGAAGGTTACCCAAATCATTGATTTTTCTTTATTCATTGACTGTTTCTCGCAAAGTGTCTGAAATATAAAAACTTAATTCTTCGTAGTTAAAAGCGGTATCAAAATTATTTAAAATTAAATTTTTAAGATACGGGTATGCAATTTTTTCTCCAGGAATATTGAGTGTACAACATTTGCTGTTCGGCGATGAATACTTTTCTGGCAATTTAATTTTTTTAATTTTCAGTTTGTATTCTGAAATAATAGCATTTACTATGACAACTATATGACTTTCGGATATATTATATAATTCTGTGGCACTACTTCCTAATAAAAATTTTGCCGATCTTGTGTATGCAAAATTTTTAAAAACTCTTTCAAGCATTGTTATATCAGTAAATTCGCCAAAGTAAAGATGACTCAAATAAAAATATTTTGATGTATATTTTTGCCTGGCTCTTACCACCGAGTGAGGAGTTATTCCTACTCCTATTTTATTCCACGACGTGTCCCCTGCCATATCCGGATGGATATAGAAAAAGGGACTTACATTCTTTTTCATTTAATTACCTCATCGTTTTTATATTGAAACCAATTGGTGAATGTATCTCTGCTCATCAAACTCTGCAGACTGTGTGTCCAAACGCCGGGATTTGTAGAATCAAAATCTTTATCATCAATTTTGATCATGGTATTATAATTCCACAGCTTGAGATAAGGTATTGGAATACGAATTTGTGGAATAAAATTATTATAGTTGTTTAACCCGCCGTCGTTGAATTCTTCTACAGCCGACAGTGGGATATCTAAAGTGCACCAAAAATCTTTTTCAAGAAAGGCAGAAATCATTTTCTCCCATGCACGCCATTCGTCGGCATTGTTATAGGCAGGATTAAAACTGTGATTGGCACCAAAGAAAATATGCTTGCAGCCATTGAATAGTGTTTTTTCATATATGGATTCAAATGAATGTAACCCTACTACAAACAATGTTTTCATTCCGTAGGCAGGAGTTTTTTCAACTTCTATTCCTACAAAAAACATCACGTCATCGGATTCGCCGGATTCATAATATCTTTTCATTATTTAATATACTATCTTTAATATTAATTGTCAACACTATTTTCCAAGGCTCTCAAGGCGTCATCCTCGGGATTATTTAAATCTATTTCTTCAACCTTGGTAACTTCGTCGATTTGAAATAAATTGCTAAAAGCATTATCACTTTTTCCGTCTGTAGTGTTTCTTGCACCTGCTAGATTAATTAAAAATGCCTTAGCAGTGGGATGTTCCAGCATTTCCATAGCCTCACTTAAATTTTTAGTTGCAAATAATTCTTCTACAAAACGATCAAAATAAAGAATGTTTCTTGGAACCCATTCGCTATATTGATCACTGGAAAGATCTTTATCCTTTAATTTTTTCCAATGACGCCAATCGGGACGGAATCTAGCGCGTTCAATATCCATCAATTGATTGGCACGTTGGACCGCAGCTATATGACAATAAACGTTGTGTCCCATCATTAGTGCATAGGAAAAACTATCCCATGACGTTTTTCCTTCTTTGCCAATTTTATTCAGCATCCCTGGGGCGTAATGACAAATATCTCCAATAGTTAATCTGCGTCCAAATTCGCTTTCAAAAGGAAAAGGAATATCAGATTTTGACAATGCTTTGTTATCAGGAGCTTTATCCATTACTACTCCAAATTTCTTGGCAGTATGGCGTGCGTTTGTATAAACCAGTCCGTGTGCGGTAGCTACAAAGGGACTGGCACAGTCAAAACTAATTGTGAGATTTTCATTGACAGTCTGTCTAATCTGTCTTTGTATAGAAGTTAAAAAACAAGCCCAGTCTAGCTGTGCTGTACCTAGGCAGTGTATCCAATTTTTATCTTGTAAAAATCCTTCTTCTCTCATGATCATCAAGCGTTTGAGAGTAATGTCCATTTTGCTCATATTAACACCGCCAAATGCCCACCCTTCGGCAGCACGATCTCCCCAAACTTTTGGATCACTGAATTCTTTTACTCCTTCGTACCAAGTTTGTGCACTGATCCAGTCACTGCCTTGTAGTACATTGAGCCATTTTGTTTTACCCGATGAATTTTTTAAAAAATATTCATTGTTGTATCTTGTTTTTTCCAAGCAATCCTGTGGACTTGTTAGCCCGGTTCTGGCAGTATTGTTTTTATCACATGCCCAAATAGGTACATCCAACATCATGGACCAATCGGCGGTAAGCTCTAACCATGCGATAATATCATCTCTTACTTTATTGGCAGCAGGACCCTGGAAATTTAACCAATCAAATTTTAGAATTCCTTTTCCAATTTGATATCCGCCAGAGTCTCCTAGGATCATGGTGTTATTACGATCTCGTTTCTGTATCATGGATTCCTGGACTAGGCTTTTTTTGAGATCCAATTGAGCATGCCCTGCAGAATATAATGCATACTTGTAGGTAAAATAGCCTTCTTCTGGATTGAGAAAATTCATGCCTTCAATTCCTCGATCAAAATCCTTAGGAATACGATCTAGAGGCACAAATTCCTCCAAACGCTGCTTGGCAATATATGTGCTATAAAAACTACTAATTGCTGGAAGATATACAGAATAGTCTTTTTGTAGTGGTGTTAAATCTACTGGTGGTCTTTTCATTTTTACGCCTGTGCTGGAATAATATATTTGTAAGTTGCTAAACCGCTATCCATTGTGATCTGCAAAGCCCCGGCATCGCTGATGCTTAATTTACAGTTATTGACATCGGCAATTTTTAACACGCTTAGGATGGCAGCAATTGGCCATGTGTGAGAACGTGACAGCTTTCCTGTAACGTTGTTTGCAAATACAAACTCACCGCCGTGTGTGCTATGATCGCCAAAAATAAATTTTAAGTTATTTCCTTCAATTTTAGGAAGAAATGTTGTATGCTCGCTATTAGCACCGGCCTGAAAGCTAAACCGCTGCACGGATTGCAAGGTAGGAGTTACTTCAACATCCCAATTAGCTCCGCGGAATTTTACTGTTTTTAATTTTTCATTAATAATTTCGGTATTCATAAATCGATAGTCATTTTTAAAATCGCCATTTTTATTTTCAAAATGAATGCCAACAGGCACTTTTACTCCATTACGATTGTCTGTAATAATATCAAGTTTGGCATCTTCTTTATATTCATCGCCGTCAAGCAGATATTTAAGTTTGTTAAGTTGAGGCATACCAAACACACCAATCATTTCCGGATATGGATTGTTGGTTTCTCCATACATGATAAGAGATCTGTCGTCGCTCATGGCATCGATCTTGGTAGATGTTTTATCTCCAGTAATTTTTACAATGTTTAAAAAACCTAAACTATGAGTATGACTCACGATATCTTGTAGAATTTCTTTCATTTTATTATCCTTTTTTTAATTATATTTAGAAAACTTTTTTTTGTCAATAATTTTTTATTCAAAGCTAAACAAACTGCTAAACGTATTTTCTTGAGTGGTAGATTCTAGATCCCAATCCAGTACACCGATCAAATTGTCTAGTTTATTATTAATGATAGCCGATTCCATGGCAGAATGATCAAATGGCAGTTCTTGAAACCACTTGGGTAATCTCAATTCGTCAACCGGATACGCAACGCTGGTAAAGCCAATGGGATTATCTTTAAGTTTGCAAACAATCACCTTCATTCCGTCCACGATTTGCATTGAATACTTGTCGCCATTCATGCGTCTTAGCGTATTCCAATTGATAGATGCTCTAACATGTCCGGGCATGTTTGCTTTACCTGCTTTTTCTTCCTTGATTTGATATTCAGCAATGTTGTTGGCACGTTTAGGACTACCTTTTTCCCAACCCGGGCGTGCCTTGAACTCTGTGCGAAATTCTGAAATCATGTCTAAGATTTCTTTTTCTCCAGAACCGTTCAATACTTTATTTAGAATTTCACTAAGGAAGTTTTGCATAAATTCTGGAGTGTCACTTCTTTTAAGATCCAACCCCATGGCTTTGATCTTGCCAGGTTTTCCATCAATGTCTTGACGTTTTCCGTCTTTGTCATAATAAAGCACAGCATATCTTTTCTTGGTAATGAATAGCCCTTTAATAGCAACGATTTCTCTGCCTGCCCGTATAACATCTCCTCGCTTTTTGGGTGTATGAAAGGCATCCAACATCATTTGCGGAAATGTTGAATTAACTTCTTCAGCCACTGTATTATACAGTTGTATCACCGTGTCCTTATCCCAAGGCAACAGTCCTTTTTGTATTTCATTTTTTAAGGTAGTGTAGGCAGTAAAATAGGCACTGTCAGTGTCGCCGTAAATAATAGCCTTGCCAACATGATCATATTCACCGGTGATTATTTCGTTGATCTTGGCCGCCATGTGTTTTGCGATTCTACGACCCGTGAGCGTGGTAGATTGTCCGATCCTGTTATCAAAAAATCTGCATCCAGCATTGAGAATAGCTCCGTATAGGCTGTTGAGATTGATCTTTTTCACTAGCTGACGTTTATCCCAATATTCCTCTTGGATTTTATTTCCAGCATCAATGGCTTCTTTGAGCTTTTTCTGCATTTCTTTACGTTCTTTATACCAACGCGCAAGCAAGCCTGGAATAATTCCTTCTTTTTCAAACGTAAAAATAGTGCCGTTAGCACTTAGTACCCAGGGGTTATTGCTTTCAAAAATCAATTCGTAAATTTGTGCGCCACTCAGCATGTCATGCCGCCCATCTTCCCAGTCGATGATGATTTCTTTTACTCGATCCTTGGACATGACCAGTTCATATTCATTGCTGCCGAATTTTCCTTCCCAAGCCAGAGCAAATTTACCACCATTTTTTGCCATCTTGGTTTCAATTTCTAACTTGGTATACTGTTGTCGCAATTGGCCTATAATGGTTTCTGGGCCCATGTTTAATGCGCGAATTACGGAAGGATATAGACTGTTGATGTCCATGGATCCAATCCAATCATGTAATCCTTTTTTAGGATAGGCTACATATGCGCCCGCAGCTTTATCATCTGTTGAACTATTTTCTTCGTCATCATCGATAGATTCTTTGTCTTTTTTTGCTCGACTTGGGACGATTAATCCCAAGTGATGTGCTTCGTTGATAATTGCCTGTTCGGTCACTGCCACGGCGCCCATGGTAGTTTTGAGTAGCACAGTGTTTTCGTGAGCAATGCTGTTGGCCAAATCAATAAATTTTAATTTTTTATCTAGTTTATCTAGCAGTGCGCAGTCTTGCCTATTATATTCAATAAATTTGCGAAAATCATTATTATAAAGTTGATCAAGTGTACCTTCATAGACCGTTTTAGTTTCACCTAATTCATAGTCTGCAATGGCATCGAGACGATAACTGTGACGTTCTTCGTATGTGTACTTTCTATAAAGCTCTAGGCTGTCCAGATGTACCCGGCCTACCAAATCATATGTCATGGCTGCCTTGCCGTATTTTTCATATTCTCGCTTTTTAGGCATTTGATCCCATAGACAAAATCTACGTGTATCTTCTTTACTAAGTACCTTGATTACTCGATTAACGGTATAAGGTATATCAAACCCTTCGCTGTTCCATCCGCTGAGTACATCAGCATCGTCGATGAGATTTAAAAACGTGTCCAACATTTCATATTCTGTTTCAAACAGCATGGTGTTAGGAAATTCTTTTACCTGCTCTTCGGCCTCTGCCATGGTTAATGTTTTAGGCGGTACAGCAAGACATACCAGAGTATCCAACCATTGTAAATGCACAGCGATCGCGGTGATTGGCATAAATGCATCGCTTGGACTAGCATATCCACGTTCTGGATCAAAATCTACCTCAATATCAAAGAACGCTACGTTAAGTTTTGGAGCATCTTTTCCTAGATAGTTTTCTTCAAGACATCGAAAAATGGGATTCATATCGCTTTCAAAAAGTTTGCGATTTCCATGTATGCGTTGTTCCTTGGTATGCTCTTTCCAACTCTTAGATACAACCTTGACCAATGACTGACCAAAGATACTTGTGTATTTGCCTTTGGGATCTGGATAATAGAAAAGATATCTTGCTGGATATGTTTGATATATTCGACCTTTGATAGGATCACGTTCAACGACATTGACAATATCGCTGTCACGATCCCATAAGGAATCTACGTAACTCATTTTATTCTCCCTGTGATTTATGGCTCACGTACCTTGATGCGATCATTTGTGGCTGATCAAACCTTTCTCTTGGTATATTTATTTTTATTCGTCGCGTCGTGCAGCATGCCCGGTAATATCAAGGATAGTTTCCAATGTATCAAAACTATTCCAAACTTTATCCCAGTTGCCTTTTAATGCGATGTTGATGGCTTTTTTGATATCTGCGGCAGAAATATCTAGTTCTTCTGCGATAGCTTTGATCGTATCGTTAAGTCCTTCGTTGAGAACTTGAATTTCTTGTTTAACTGTCACACCTTCGGATACGATCTGTTTAAGTTTTGCCTTTTCCGGTTCGCCAAATACTTTACTCATTGTAATTATTCTCCTTGTAGAGATAATATACTGTATTTGTCATTAACAGTCAACGATGGTTTCGGTTGATTGATTCTCTTGTGTGATGGATTTCGCCTTCTTCATGATTGCTAATTATATAATCAACCACATTTACCAACATTCCTTTGGCTTGCGCGATTTTTTCAATTACCCATACCGGAAGTTTTTCATTTGGCTCTAGTGTATCACTTAACTCGGTTGAAACTCTCACAATGGTGTCAAGATCATTATGTATCATGCCAACTTCGTCATCGTATTCGCCATCATAATTATCTCTTTGATGCATTAGATCATCCAATGCTTCTGATAATCCATTAATTTTTTTGGTAAGATGTGAAATTTCATCACGATAAACATTATTTTTTTCTTCCTGTAGTTTCTGATTCAAAGAAACTTCTAGATGTTCAGCAAAACTGAGAGAATTTTTATACTTGGATTCTCCTCTTTTTTCAGCTGCTTTTTTATCTTTATGCGGTCCAGATCCTGACGATCTTGAATTTTTAGCTACAGGATTGTTTTTAGTTGGTGTTTTCTTTTTCATAATTTTTTATCTCTTTATTGGAGCGCCAAAAATACTGCCCTTCATATCTAATCCATTTTTCGCAGTTCCATCTTTGTTTTTGGGTTGAATCGCTTTGGGCTGCGGAGGCGCTTTGGTTCCGCTATGTCCCGGAGTTCCTGTGTAGGATTTCTTACCTCTAGCGGAGCCAGGACTCAGTTGAGGATTTGGTACACTGGCAATACTGCCGGAGCTGGTAGCGCCAGCTGTGGCTGATTCGGTAACCGTATGCTCGTAGTTTTGTAACCAATTTTTAAATTGTTCAAAATTAAATTTACCACTTTGTATCAATCGAAAAATTTCTTCAAGACTCAATGCGGATTGATCCTCATTGCCTGATCCTGATGCCCAGGCAGGAGTTCTTCTTGAAGGATAAGAATCTGTGCCATGATTGACTTTGGTTCCTAAACCAGTTCCGGGACCAGCAAGACTGTTGGCGTTGTATAATTCCGTTAACTCTGCACGGCTGATGATATTTTCAATCTTCATTTTTATTCCATTGATTAACAGGACTGACTTTATGTACATCGCCGGCTTCTTTGCTGCCTTTATTAGACAATGTTTTTTGTTTGTAACCAAATTTCTTAATACTTTTATCAATAATTACATTATCGGCCGGAGAATATCCTACCATGACCATGTCATCAACAAATTGACCGGTTGGAGGATAATCAAATTCGTCATCCGGAGCTCCTGCCATCATCACTCCTAATCTATATTTGTGATAATAGTTGTGAGGTCCATTGGGATCGGCCGGAACTCCCACGCTTGATACATTGGGGATGGCTTCTTTTTGATCCGATGCCCATGTTTGAGATTCTGTTAAAAGTTCGGAGATTTTCATTTCTTTTTCTTTTTAACTGTATTTTTAGGTAGGCCCGGATTCCAATTATTTACAGGACTTTTGGTATGCACCTGTTTATGTTCGGAGCTTTTATTAGCAGTCACATTGATCATGCGCCCGGCTCCTACCATGTCAGCTGCATTTTTAACCATGCCTACTTCGTGATCCGAGTAGGTGGTTATCATGGGATCACCTGCCATGGCACTTGCCGGCGGAGTAGGATAACTTTTATTTTTATCGCTGTGCGCTCCTGCCAGAGCCAAACCAAATCGATATTGAGTGTATGCACTGCCGCTGCTATTGTTCATGCTAATATCGGGCAAACTAATGTACCCTTTAATGGCAGTTTCGTGACCCGGAGGTAATGTTTTGGCGC